AGCCTTTGCCATCGATGATGAAGCCCTTTGTCTTGAGGATCTTCTTTGCTTCCACGAGGGCTGTGTCCACTACATCCGGATCGTTCGAATAGATATTCAGATCAAAATCCCAGATGGTCATGTGCTCCTCGTTGTCGTAATATTCGTCGTCCGAGGTGTCGTTGTTGAAGTATGTGAAGAAGCTGTCTGGATACGCTTCATCCTCAGGCATTGAGCCCTGGAGTATAACCGGATAATTGAATTCATCGATTAGCGTTGATACTAATAATTCCTTGACTCTCATTTACTGCTTCCCCTTTCCGTCTATCCGAAGATAGGCTTGCATTGTCTTCTCCTGCGCCTCGTAAACTCTCTTTTTTGTCTTGATTCCCTTTATAGCGTTGTAGACCTTTGTATCCTTGGCCATGCGTGGCGTTCCGTACATGACGAAGATTGAGTGGTATCCGCCCTTCTTTCCGAAGTCGAAACCGACTCCGACTTCAGCGACAGATCCAGTCCACTTGACTCCTCCGTCCGACTTTATGGCTCTATACATCGCCCCTGTGGCATAGCCTTTCTGACCTCCGCCCTTGGCTGCATAGATGCTGGATGCTGTCTTCGTTTCGGTCTGAACGATGTCATATGTCTCCTCCAGAGCCTCGTCGACTGCTTTCTCCAGCTGTCCGCCTGCTTTGTCTATCTGTTCCGCCAGATCCTTGAATCCGTCGAATGTGATTGACATTCTTGCCATTACGCATGACCTCCTACCTTCCGAACCTTGAATTGAAGATATTGATGCCTCATGTCGATGTCCTCAGGATCGCTGATCACATCGAACTCCTGTCCTGTCTCGCACACGTAGATCCTGCAATCCGCCTTGATGTCTGGACGATACCATGTATCAATCAGAGCCGTGTCCACGAGTGTGTACATATCATTCCGGATTGTTTCTGATCCACCGAACGTCCTCAGGCTTCCGAAGAACTGAGGACTGTCCTCTGGAGCTGACCAGGTCTTCTGTGAGACTCCTCTCTTGTATTCATAGACTGGTGTCAAGATCTTCATCGCCACGTTGAATGGAGCTTTTGGTCTGTAACTAATCGGCATTCCTCTCGCTCCTTTCCTTTATCGCTTCAGAGAGAGCTGGGTTGCTCGCACCATGAAGTATGATGAGAGCTTGCCCTCTCCTGCTCCGTAATTCCATAGATCGGAGACTCCTCGAGCCACGATTCCAGGTGTTATCTTTGAGCTTGGAACTCCGGCATCGTTAAGGAATGCGATCACTTCGTTGATGTACTCCTTGAGCGTTTCGTCCTGGTAGTCGCCAGTCACTCCGATAGCGTTCTTAACATGAGATAGCATTTCATCTGTACTCATAGCTCTCTTTGCCTCCATTCCTTAGTTCCTTGATCTTATAATCCAACCTTGGCGATTGTGATTGCTCCGCTTGCAAGTGTTGCTGTGTAGAGTGAGCATCCGTCCGCCTCAACTGTTCCTGTAACGTCAACAGCTTCTCCACCTACTGTGAAACCTGCATAGTCGTATGCTGGTACAAAGTAGATTGTTGCTGCTGATACAGTTGAAGCGATGTCGCAGATTGCAACTGGCTCGTCACAGATAAGAGGTGTTGCTGCTGCCTCTATCTCAAACTGAGCTGGATTCTTTGCTGATTCTGCTGCCAGAGTTGAAACTCCGGACGCCTTAAGGATCAGCGCATAGAGATCTATAAGTGTGGTTGCCTGAACTGGCACGATTCTATCCTTGTTTATCATGACGTTTTCCTCCTGTTATTTATTCGCCACCCTTGAGAGCTGAGAAGTCGAGCTGTGACATTGCATAGATGACTTCTGAGAGAAGTGTTGCTTCAGCAACATCGTCTTCATCTCCTCCGAGTGCTACGTAAAGAGCCTTGAGTGCTTCGAGATTATCCATAATTCAGCACCTCCCTCTATTAGCCCTTAATGATCTTGTAGTATCCTGTTGGATTGATAACCTTGCCGTCTACAACAACGATTGCCTTATCAACCCACTCGTTTGTCTCTTCGTCGAAGTATCTTCTCATCGTGAATCCGAAGTTCTCGTTGATTGCATACTCTTCTGGCTGCCAGTATATACCGATTACATCGCCAGCTGATGCTGTGTCGAAGTCTGCGATGATATCAGGCTCAACGAGTGAGATCTCACGACCGAAGAATCTTCCGCCTGGGTTTGCAATGTCGCCATCGTTCACTTCAAGACCTGATGTCTGTTTGAAGATTGGGTTGTTGTTAGAGTCAGCCATTGTCTCAAGATATGCATCTACTGTGCCGACTGGGAAGATGAACTCTCCACCTCTGTATCCGAGAGGAAGCTTTGCGAAGAAGTCTTTTCTCCACTTGGTCCAGTTGTTGATCTGAGCTGCTGACATTGTGATTGTATTTGTAACTCTTGGATCGTTGAGGATACCGAGCATTGCTCCGTCACCTGATCCATTAACGATGCCGTAATCCATAGCCTCAAGATATGCCTCTACGATGACTTCTGTGATCTTAGCCTCAAATGAGGAAAGTGTGAGAAGCTGTGAAAGGAATGTCTGTGATATACGGATCTCAGCTGTGTTATATGCGAATGATACCTTGCCGAGCTTGTCGAACTTCTGACGTGGAGATACAGTTGATTCTGAAATCCACTTGAAGGATGCTCTGAGCTGTCCTACTGGTATTTCTACTCCGCCAGGAACGCTGATCTTGCGAACCTTGCTGTAAAGGTTGCCATAGCGAACCTTGACTGTATTTACAACGTCATTGATGATTGTGAGAGGGATTGCAGCTCCGCTCTCTGCTGTGGAGATTGTGTCTCCGTTTCTGAACTCTGCAGGGATTGGTGTTCCCTTCTGTACATATGCCATGAATGCCTTGCGGTATTCCATAGACTCGAGCGGATGCTCGTCAGCTCTCTTCTGAGCCTTTGTTTCGAATGTAGCAACTGTTGAGCCATTAACCTTCTGAGCTGCAGCTGGGATCTCTGCTCCTCTCTGTACTGGCTCTTCTGACTTCTTGTCGAGGTCAGCGAGTGATTCTTCGATATCTCTGAGATCTGCGTTGATCTCGTCGATCTGAGCCTGAATGCTTCTTACCTCTGCGAGATCTTCGCTCTTCTGTGAGCGTGCCACGAGGTCAGCCTTCTTGGCCATGAGTGACTTCTGTCTTTTAAGCAGATATTTCTTCATAGTTAGATTCCTCCTGTTATCTTTGCTTTGAGTTTTGCGAGTTCGAGAGCTTCTCTCTCCTCTCGCTTTTTGGTTTCTATATCATCGCCAGCTTTGTCACTATCCAGTGGCCGAGCTTTTCCCCCACTCTCCAGTGAGCTTCGGTAGCTCTCCAGCTCCTCTTTGCTCCGTGCGTTGATTTCTGTTTGTTCATATGCCGGGAAGGTCACAGCTGAGACTTCATAGATTTTCGCTATTGATGTGATTCTTCTCAGCGGATGGTCTGACATCTCGTCTTCCCATGCCTCTCCGTCTACTTCGAACATGAATGACATTCCGGAGATATCGCCTCTCTGTATTGCTGAATAGAGGCTTTTTGCGTCGGCATTGTTCTCGATGTCAAGCTTTGCCCTGATTTTCAGTCCGTTCAGCTCTGGTATGAGCTGCAGGGTGCTGTTTGCTGTGTTGTTTCTGCTTCTTGCAAGCGGAATCATTGAGGTGTCGTGATTGACCAGCATCCTGACGTCTTTCATGTCTGTGTGCTCGAGTGCATTCTGCTCGATGATTTCGTCGAACCATCCGATGTCCGTCTTTGAGTTGTAGACGATGGCCATTCCTTCAACGATGCCCTTGCCTTCGTCTTCGGCCTCTCTGGCTTCGAGGCTCATGTTGTAGCATCTAGTTATTTTCTTACTCATTTCGTCCTCCTAAAAATAAAGAGCCGACCACCCTCAGGATTCTTCCCGAAGGTGTATCGGCTCAAAGGCTCACGTTTATTAACTTTCTGCATTTTTTACATTTAATTTGCATTCCCTTGATTGTGGCATCAGGAGCTATCATAAACAGCTTCTGACCACACTCCGGGCAAAGGTACCAGCTCATAGGCTCACTCCTTTATAATTTTGAAAAATACTCACCCTCAATCACATCCCCAGTATCAGCCCAAATGTTATTAGTGCCAAGAAGAGACTTAACAGCAGTAGGAGTAAGTTGGATGGTTTGAGGTGTTGCACCGATATTAACCACTTGCGCTCCGATTGTAGGTGTAGTACCTACTGCATAAACGTCTCTATCAGATATCCATTCACCCTCAAGCGTTTCGCCATTGTAAGAAGCATAGTAAGGTACTACTTTCAACTCCCCACTAACCACATCAAGCGTACCGCCATATACTGTGAGTGGGTTATCTCCGTCTGTGAATTGGATGTTGTAGGTTTGTCCGTCTTCTGCATCTGTGGTAGGTGATACAACCACATTTGCCTCATCCCATCCACTTATAGGGCAGATGTTGGAGTAGGGTTGGAATGTAGTGGCAGAACCGCCTTTTTCTAACTGAATTTTAACCTCACAATCAAAATAACTACCGCTTTGTAATCCTTCAATTATAAATAGCGCATTATCAAATTGCGCTGAAACTTGTTTGGTATTTTGGGGTGTTGTATCTGCTATATTTACTCTTATGTTTTCAACATCTGTATTACCATTTTTAAAGTAAACACCTACTAAACAACTATCAACTGTTCCTGTAACTGTTGCACTTAATGTATAATCTGTACTCAAATCAACGTTTGGTGGTAATGTTAAGTTAAATATTTTATAACTCTGCTCCGATACAGTTCCTTTTAGTTTAAATGTTGAATCTGTATGTGAAAAAGTTAAATTACTAAATGAGCTTGTATCATTAGAAAATTCTAAATTTAACTTATTCTTCCCAGCACCACCAACCCACGGAGAGTCATATCCGTGTAGGTCTTGCTGTGGCTCTATGCCGACTTTGAGGGCGGGCATTGGGAGATTTGAGCCATCGGTGAAAGTTGCTATGTCTGATGGTAATCCCTCAACCTCATTCAAAAGATAGGCATTATCGGGTATTGGTGGCGCAGGCACATTTACTATTACAGGACTGTAAGCCTTCCCACTCTCTGAATATGTACCATTCGCTGATACATTTAACCGCTCTATGGTAACATCGGTTGTCTCGTCTCCTGCTTTCTTGAGGAACATCTCTTCTCTTGTTATCGGTTCTGGAACAACCTGCGTCTTATCGTATATCCGCTTAATGAACATTTCCTTTCTTGTAATAGGTTCTAAGTCCTGTCCATCAAGCAACATTTCTTCTCTTGTGATTGGTTCTAAATCTGGCATTTTTCTACCTCCGTATTAGATATTTTTGCAAATCATCCCTTGCCTGCTTTAAGTCCTCAATATGATTCCCATCTATCGAGTGGCTCATAAGGGCAAGCATTGACTGCATCATTATTTTGTTTCCTTCTTCCAACTCTTGAAGCCTTCTGTGGTCTCTCGCCAACAGTTCCTCATGCTTCTTTATTTCATCTTCATGCTTTTTCAATGTCTCGTCCCTCTCCGTGTCAGGTTTCCTCATCCACCTTATTATTCCAACAACTATTGCCCCTGCTCCACCTACTGTCATTATAAAGGTGCATAATAGTTGTATGAACTTCCATAATACATCTAACATATCATTCCTCCTAATCTACAAGAGCAACACTTGTATATGTACTTGTATCAGATAAGGTTGCAATACTATTCATAAATGAATCTATGGAACTGTTTACACCACACAGCTTATATATCTTGATATTGAAGCCTGTCCATCCTGTATCGGCATTCTTTTGGAGTGCGATTGTATCGCCCTGCGACAGTCTCATCCTTATGGAATCAAACTCACTTGGCAATCCTAACCATCCTGATATTCCTTGTGTTGTTCCAACTGTGTTGATACCTCTCATAGCTTCAATATATCTGCTACCATTTATCATTACATCCATCTGAGGAGCAGAACTACCTTCACGATAACAGTAAATATATGGCACTAGAATAGCTTCAAAATCCTGCAACACTTCAAATTGATTATTAGTGGTATCATAGGTCAGATAATCTTCATAATCCGTGTACTCTTCAACTGTCAATTCCTTGTTAACTTCTGTCTCACCACTATCCACATCACAATGACCTCGGCAGAGATACTTGGCTGAAACTCCACCACCGCCACCGCTTACATTGACAGTCACACTTGAATATCCATCTGCATTATCATCTTCTGCATCATAAGTGCCATTCTGAGTGATGGTTTTAGTGATAAGAGTTGAACCGCCTGTTGGTACGTTCACACTTACATTTGAATATCCATCAAGACTATCAGACTGTGCAATATAATTTCCATTAGCTGTGATAGTCTTAGAACCAAGCACCGCATCAGCTTTTGGAATGAGAGTCCAATCTGAACCCAACTTGATGTACTGTTCCATCAGATTTCCATTTGCATCTAATCTGAAATAGGCATCTCCACTTACTCCCAAAGATGATGCAGGGATTGACGTTCCGTAGTGGATATCGTTCCCTGCTCCACCATATTCCACGTTGTTATAAAATATACTTGCCATCTTGTTCTCCTAATCATAAACAAAATATATTTTGGTTAAATCAGACTTCTCAGCAGGTGTCAGGGCATTATACTCGGCTCTTGTTAATTCGATTGCTTCAAGATTTCCTCTTGCTGATATTACATTATTCTCATCAATCGTGATATTATCCCCTGCAGAATAAGTTGTATCTGTTGCAGATATTGTATTGCCTTCAATTTGAACATTCTGCCCTGCTGTTAATTTATCTTGCTTATTACTTAATACATGATTCCCTGCGACAACATCCTTGCCATATATCATTCCATCCTGTCTTACTTTGTATGGAGCATTCTCTGGTGTCAAATCACCACTTGCTACATAACCTCCATAGAATGGATATGTATTTCCTGCATTGATTCCTGTTATATAACTATCCCTTGACCTTGCATTTGAAATGGCAAGTAATGCAAGACAGGCTTGATAGAAGTTACTATACTTATATGTCAGATGTGGTAAATCACCACTATATGTAATATCCTCCTCATTTCCATAATCACTACCTTTTGATAATGATGTATATTCTCCTGTGTCAATCTCTACTCCATTTCCTCCACCTACATACCATGTTAATCCTGCATAGGATATAGTAGTGCTGAAAGCTGTTTCATAAACACCATCATCACTATAAAAATATTTAACAGCATCGGGGTCAGTAGACATTATAATAGGCCCCATATAATGAGCAGTTGTATATTGGAAATGCATCAATGCTCCGATTGCTTTATCACCATCATGCGAAAAAGTTCTCACAGTTCCTTGATGGTCAATAGCCCATTCCTTTGCTCCTCTAATCAGATAAGGGTCATCTGCTGTCCATCCACCGACAGGAATGCTTGTTATCTGTCTTTCGATATGATTGGAGGTTTCTTCCCACCATCTGAGTCCTTTGACTTCTCCACCACCACTTGCGATGTTTATTACATTTCCATCTATATCTACACCATACCCTGCGATAAGAGCAGGATTAGTCTCAATATTTCTTGATATAATGGCTGAGATTGTCTCTGTAGGCATTCCCAATACAATCCTTGTATTAACCTTCCGAATACAATCATAATCCAACTCAACCACTCGCTCATTTATGGTTGTGCCATTGTTTCGGAATACTACATTATTTCCGAGAGACAAGGTCTGTAACTGCTGATATCCTTCAATCTGTGAGATATCCATAGCTTCAAGGTTGATTTCCATCTTAGGTCTGTCAACACCTTTATCATAAAGGTCTTCACAGTATATGACCATTCTTTGGTATAATCCCTCGTACAGTTGTCTTTCCATTTCGGCAACTTCTTGGCTAAATTCTTCGGCATTATAAGTAGCAATTATCCAGTCAACAGTAGAATTGATTCGAGCACTAGGACTAAGATGATGTCCATGACTATCAAACCAATACCATGTACCATTTACTTTTTCCCACTGATACTGAAGGTATATTCCGTCAGATTTACAACCATATAATTTGGGATAAGACTGACCTTCAGCAACTGCCGCTCCTGTATCTGCATACCATGACCAATTCTTGTTATTGTCTCGACCTTCAATCAACCATCCATTTGGCTCAGAAAACCATCTCCACTTACTGTCAAGCCTATGCCATTCTGCGATTGCTCTGTCAGATGAATCATTTTCATTCGCATATATATATTGATTTGTCCCATGCATTATCTGCTTATACAGCTTATACTCAGGAGCATCAATACTATCGAACTCTTCACAGCCTTCTTTTACCCAATTAGCAACCATCTGCTTAAATGCTACATTGGTAATCCTTGCTGTGATTGCTTTTTGTAAACCTTCAATAATACCACTATTCTTATTCTTTTCCTTAGTTAATTTGAGGATGCTCTGTAAGTATTCAATATTCCTCTTAGTGTCAGCAACAGATTCTCGATTCATTAAATCTCGCATCCAATCCTGTACTACGGAAATAACGGTACTTCTGCATGACATAGTCTTATTAAATGCTTCCACATCTGCATTCTTTTCATCTTCAGTACAAAGCATTAAATGAGTCTTGATGAACTCCGCATGAACAACTCCATAATCATCTATATACTGACTGTCTATATATGGAGTATTTGGGGCTACTCGTGCTTCCGTAAAAGCATTTAGCCTTGCTCCATTTGCAGATAATGGATAGATTCTTGTTACAACATCAGATGTATTTATACTGTGCATTAAGGATGTAACATCCCTTCCTGCATAGATATATGCTGTTGAACCATCATCCAATCTGTTATTGATAGAGATAGCATTATTGTTGTACTTTATCTCTCCACCAAACTTTTCAACAAAACAATCCTCTCCACCATTGATAATGGCTATGAGGTTAGTATTCTCATACTTATAATCAGCTAATAAAGTATTCGGAAGATTTGTAGTTACAGGATAAGCACTACTCGTTATATCTTGAGCAAGTCTTGATGGTGTTGCTCCATTCCTAGCCACACTTGTAAATACTCTATCATTAAAGGCATCAAGTGCTATTGGATATGCCTCTACATAGATACTTGTAAGAGACCTCTGACAAAGAGTGATTCTATATTGTTGTTTCAAATCAACTCCATCCAGACAGTCGACATCGACATATAGCACGGAATCCTCTGTTATATACTGCCATTTGCCTTCTCTATCATAAGGGTGCTCCATTTTAACAACCCATGCCCCATTGATTATCATTGATAGGACACACGATATAGGTTGTAGTATGGTTTCTCCTTTAAATTTATGAACAATCTTAATCATATTGCATATCCTTCTCTCAAATCTATGGTTATCTCTCCATCTTCAGAGGCATTAAAAGAATTACTATATACATCTATTTCATGGACACCATTTGGTAGCCATAAATCATCATAATTATGTGTTAAAAATAAAGGTTCTTTGTTACCTTGGCTGTTGTATGTAAACATAAGGTTTGAATCACAATAAACTGTAGTTGAATCATCATTAAGTGTAAAATTTATCTGCTTTTCATTATCCACAGTAATTTCAACTATTATGGTATCACTTGAACCTTTATTAAATTCAATAAAAGGTTTACACACATCTCCTGCATTGGATACATCCCTAAACACACGAGTCCCGGATGTATTTTTTTGTATATCTTCTTGCAGAATGGTACTTGCTCTCAAATATTCAAATGGTTCTACCTCGTATTGAATAGTTACTCTTCCATAATCGCCATCACGCAATTCATCTTCGGTAATAACAGCATTCTTTATATTGTAATACGAATCATAATTATCAACACCATTCACACGATTTATAATGCTTATGGTTGGAAATGTTATGCTTGTTTTAAGAACCTCATTTATCTGATTACAAAAAACCGATTTGATAATCCTTCTGTTCTGAAGGATATTCAAAGCATGAAATGTGACCTCGATATATGCGGATGTTCTTCGATAATACGCAGATAACATATCGCCATCCCTTTGAGGGATAGTATACCTATCCCTCTCTGTCTCTGACGACTGTATCTGAGGTATATTTGCAACCCATATGTTATTATAATCGCTTGTCTTATGACCATTAACTAATACATCAAACATCATGCACCTCCGTGTGCAATCCTAACAGCATTGGTCTCTCTTTTCATTCTGCCTAAAGTATAGGTATAGGAATTTTCGTTGAGCCTCTTTCCGTCTACTTCATTAACAATGTAAAGATTGATAGGTGTATCATCTGAGATTGTTGTTCCCCGGTCATATTCACCCGGATTATTAAAGCTCTCAACCTTCTTGGTCTGAGACAGCTTTGATACATCGTACTTCGGTGATACAAAAGAATCCTCAAAATCAAATGCATTACTTACTGTCTTTCTCAAGGCATTTTCGTTATCTCTTATACCTTGCATGAATAAGTTCATCATATCCGGTGCATAGGTATGGAAGTCTGAAAGTGGGCCAACATCCGGTTCTGAGAAGTGCAGATAGCTCTTGATTGTATCTGCCATGCTCTTTACCTTATCTTTTAATGCAGATAGTTTTTCAGTAATACCATTGATGAAGTTCTGCACCATATCTCGACCATAGGATGTAAATGCCGATAAACCCTCGCTAATCTTGTTCTTGGCTGTTGTTATGAGTGAACCCACCTTTGCTCCAAGACTACTTGCTATACTTTGCGCACCATTTACTAATCCCATGAACATGGTCTTTGCAGAACTAAGTATATTTCCTGCCTCTCCTGCTATCTGTGAACCAATATTTCTTACGAACATTCCTATATTGGCAACTACCTGCACAACAATCATTCCTAATGCCTTGAGGAGGGCATTCCACATTATTATTGCCGCCGCCAAGGTCTGCTGTAAGCCGGGGCCTGCATAATAATTGACTATGGTATCCATGAGTTTTGGAAGGGCATTAAGCACTGAATTGATAATCTCAGGAAGTGCCTCGGATAGACAGTCCATAAGAGATATCCAAGCCTCGGTCATCTGAGGAAGGAACTCAACAAAACTTGTAATCAGACTATCTATCAATAATGGAATCTGGTCGATTATCAATGGAATATTAGAAATCAAAGCCTCAGCCAAAGCAACTATGATATCAAAAGCCGCTGTAAGCAGAACATCAAGGTTATCCATCAGACCTTGGGCTATGCCCATCACTATTAAAATGGCAGATTGTACCACTAAATCTATATTATCTGTGAAAAATCCTGCCAACATTTCTATAATCTGAACAACCGCATTCACTAAATCTCCTGCATGTTCACTCATGCCGGTAAGGAGTACTTGAAGAATTTCTCCTGCGGCGTCAAGTATTCCGTCAAGGTTGTCCATGATTGCAGTAGCAAGTGTGCTCACAATCTGACCTCCTAGTGAAATGATGTCCGGCAATAGGGTCACAAGTGAATCCACTACTTGACTTATCACAGTTGATATAGTGTCCATATTGTCCGATAATGCAGATACGAGTCCTTGCACAAGCTCTGTTGCCGCACCTGTAATTTTGGGTAGTACGTCCGTAATGAGTCCTGGGATTATCTCAAGAGCATTTGGGACAAGCTCCTGCACCAATGTTCCGATGGCTGAGAGTGCATTTTCTATAACCGGCAGAAGGTTGTCCAAGAATCCGTTGACATGTTTTCCTGCCTCATCCGTATATCCCACTAACGAATCAACTACATTACCAATTAACTGACTGATATCCGCATTCTTGTCTCCTAACCCGGTGACAAGGTTCTGCCATGCGGCTGATAGCATTCCAAGTGAACCTTGAATAGTTGTTGATGCTTCTCTTGCCGTTGTACCGGCTATGTTCTGTTTTTGCTGTATAAGGTCAATGGCTGTTACAACGTCTGAAAAGCTGTCTATGCTCAAATCTGAGGCCTCTCCGATTGACTCTGCGTATGTATTGGCGTCCTCAATCAGTCGCTCCATTTCCTCCTTGGTACCTCCGTATCCCAACTTGAGGTTATCAAGCATGGTATAGTTCTGCTTTGCGAACCCTTGGAAGGCTCCCTGTATCATTCCGATATCCCCACCAAAGGTATTGAAGTTATCTGATATTGCACGCATAGCAACATCTGTCTGCTCAGCCGCTTTTACAGTATCCCCATCCAAGGAATTGATAAGTGAGGCTGAAAACGATGTTGCCATATCCATATACTGATTTGCTGACATTCCTGCGGTCTTGAATGCATTCTGAGCATTCTGCATAACCATGTTCTGAGCCTTCTCGAGCTTGTTATATTCACCTTCAACCTCACCCACTGACTTTCCTACATTCTTGGCATAATCCTCAAGGCTCATTCCCATGTTTCCGTATAGCTTCTGAACACCGCCTACAAGCTGTTCATACTCGCCATAAGCCTCAACAGAACTCTTTACTAGCGCACCAACTCCAACAGCCGCCGCACCGACAGCCGCCGCAGTCACTTTGGTAAGCCCAACAAGAGCCTTGCCCCCTACTGAGGCCACTTTGCTGAGGACTCCTCCGATGCCTCCACCGCTTTTTTCAGCACTTTTCTTAGCCTTGTCAAGCCCTTCCTCATATTCAGATATGTCCATCTTTATTTTTGCTACTAAATCAAGTGCATCCATTACATTACTCCTTGAATTTCAGTCCTGCTTTTTCCATTACATCTATGGCTATTTCCTCGCCATCCCGATTATCTACCGGTGTTGGATGTATCACTTCTTCAAGTGTGTATCTAAGCTGTTTGTTACCCTCCGGCAAAATCCTTAAAGAATCAGCGACATAATTCCGGTAAACATACTCGATTATGTCGCTGTCACTCTTTGCTACTACATATTTGATGAAGTGTTTGCTTCTTCCTTTGTATCCTCCGTAACAGAGCCAGAAGGTTCTTTTGAAATCATCTCCTCGCTCTGCTCTGTAAAAAAATCTTTCAGCTCCGGGTCATTGAAAACATTTAACAGAACCTTTGGTAATGTTAGTAAGTTACAATGGTATTCCTCTCTTGGAACTCTTTCCAATATCGCAAGCATATTCATTACATCTTCTTTGTGCTTCTTTATGGCCGCCTGTACCGCTTTTATGAGGACGCCTGACCTATAGAAGTTGGCAACCTCCTCATCACCAAATATCGCAATTACCGGGTCAATCAGCTCTGCTAACATATCAAGGGCCTCTTCATCCTTGTATTCTGATAAATGTTTCATATAACCTCCTTGTGTGGCTTATTAGCCTTCTGAAACAATTTCTTCTTCGTTGTTAATATCTTCGTTGTTTTCTTCTTCGGTTCCACCGTCTCCCTCGGTGGTGGGGCTAGGGTGTAGATGTCCCTGCCTTCACATACACCTCAAAAGGTACCTTATCCTGCTCACTCATTGAGTAGTGTCCTGTATAGGTGAATGCAAAGTTTCCTTTGCCCTTGTCTGTTGACTGAATCTGAAAGCCTCCCGTGTTGAGTGCGTTCATCATATGAACAGCACAGTATCCGGCTGTTTTTCCTGTTCCGTCTTCATTCTTATCTGAGTAGTCACCTACCCACCAAATATCCTCAAAATCTCCTGCTAATACATCATTTCTTGGAATGATATGAGTAGAATCTGAGCCATCTACATCTGCGGAAGCAATCAGCTTCTTTGCTGTGGATGCATCAATAGTTACGAATGTTCCACTCATAGACACTTCCCATGAATCGAGCTTCTTGAGTTCTTTGGTGTTCTTAGGGCAATTATCAATATCCTCGCCGTAATCAGAATATGTTGGTGTAGCTGTAAAGTTTACGCCGCCTGTTGTGGCTCCCATGAGGCCTTCAATTTCTCCGGTTGAAGGGGTGAAACTACTCACAAGGATACCTGCATTCATCTGTATATTCTGAAAGGCTGTCTCTGGAATCTGTGTATATTTCATCGTTTATACCTCCGATATGTATTCAATCTCTATGTTTATTACAATTCTTCTTATGCTATCATCTGTGTCTTCCATTCTCTGAGCAAATGGCTGTCCTCTTTTAGCCCATAACATCCCATTGTCATATGCCACTGTCTGACCACCATATCCCATTGAATTTTCAATTCTATGGAGTATGGCTGTAACTCCTTCCCATGAAGTGCTTCTGTCCCAAATTGAGGCTGTTATCACGTTAGAAACACCAAAGTTATCTGTCATGACCTCGTAAGTGATTCTAGGAAGCACCGCATCATCCGGAACTGTACTGCTGTCATAGGCCCTTACTCCGAACTGAGAAAAGAACCTATGTAATGCTTGCTCCTTGTCCATATCACACCTCCGAAGGTAACACCCATTCCTCGCACGTTACCTGCCTCATATTGAGGCTTGCGCTTTTAGGTGTGTAAGAATCGTCACCATCAGACGTAACTCTAAATATTTTGCCATCTCGCACCCTTCTGAGCACATCGTGGTACTCGAGTGTTATGTTCTTTTTAGTAGTCAGCGTATAGACTGAGCTAACACCCTGCGCCTGTGCTGTCCGGGCTTCCATAGAAGTGTTAAAAACCATTGCGCCTTGTATTGTCGCTCCGTCCTGCCACTCCGTAGTGTAACCGCCATATCCGTCATCAACTCTAACCTTGTCTAACAGAGTGTAGTCTTCATATGCTTCATCAAGTAGGCTCATAGTTTCTTCCACCTCCTTAGTCTGTCAGCAAATACTCCCTGCCATGTTGGGACTAAAGAATCAGAGCTTGACGAACTACCACCACTTGCTTTGCTGTATGAATACCCACCAAAGCTCTCACTCTGATATGGGCTCATGTTCTGACCATCGATACCGCCATATAACTCCTGCCATGCCTCGATTTCTTCCGCAAGGCTTATTACATCCTGTGGAATAGCCATCAACCATACAGCTCCGTCAAAGGTTTCATCCGTCAGAGTCTCTGTTCCGTGCTTGTATACTCCGTCATTGAAGACACTACCAACAATCCTGTAGTATTGATTCTCTTGTATAGCTGTGTTCGCATATGCGCCCTCTTCAACAAGCTGACCATCTTTAATTGTAAAAGTGCCAAAATATTTGGGCTGTCCATAGTTGAACCAATTCTTGAGATAATGGCAGATGATTGTTAGCATAAAAATCTCCTTTTGTATATAAAGGGCATGAGCTTATATGAAAAAGGTCACATAATGCTCATACCCTTATTGCCTTTAGCCTTCTGACTCTGTAACTGTTGCAATCCAAAGTGATGATGGATTGTAAAGTACAGGTATGAACAGAGCTGAAGCCTTTGTCCACAGAACAGCAGGGTCATTTTCAGTCCACTGTGATATTGTTACATATGGACTCTCTGAGCTGTTTGCTACGTTCATGAACTGAGCAACATCAGCCTCCGGAGCATCACCCCAAAGACCAACACCCATTCTACCGCCTACATTTGTAGAGAAGAATGTGATTTTGTCCTCCGGATAATATCTCTTTGTTGATATATCAGGTCTTCCATTTGTTCCGATGGTTGCAGAAGCTCCATATGTGAGGTCGTTTGTGATAACCTGTGTTATGCCAAACTCCTCTTCAAGGTAACTAGCAAGGTCAGCACTCTTGATAAGTGCTCCAACACCTACGTTGCCAAGGATATTCTTCTGCAGGCCTTCGTTTGCTCTCATCTTCGCAATAGTCTTACGAGATGTGAACATTCCGTTGATGATAACTCCCTTATCAAGAGCGGCATCAACAATATTCTGAATATCTCCTGCGATATCTCCTGTAGTTGCTACATCAACTGTAAAGGCTGTCTGAGCCGGCTGAACTCCGTAGTCAACATTGATATCTACGTTGTTTTCCTTGATGGTTACCTTACCTGTAGCAAGAAGCTCATTCTTTGCTACCTTCGAACGTGTAATAACCTGTTCACCAAGTCTTACACCATCACGGATAACGTAGTCATACATCTGGTCATTCTGTACTCCTGCTCTTGTAAGGGCACGAAGTCTTTCTGACTGATTTATCTTAACCTTGATGAGTCCCTTTTCGATATTGTGTGTATCTATAGGGGTTCTGAATGTAGTCTGTGACTCAGTATCGAATCCGTGGAACTGAGCCATCATCGGAATCTGATACTCAGCCGCAATACTTTCGTATTCAGCTACAAGGTTGTCTGTCTTAACATCTCCGAACAGCCCATCAACAGGGTCATTCTGTCTTGTTGGATTGAAAGGTACATCAAGCCAATCTTTCTTTGGCACAAAACCAAGTACGTTGTTTTCCCATCTTATATCTGACATCTATCTTTCCTCCTTATTCCGGTCTTGTAACTGTAGGTGTTGTCTTGAACACAAATCCCTTAGCCTGAAGTGCTGTTTTAGCGGCCGCTGATATACGAACATCAACAGCTTCATAATATGTGGTACCATCCTGAACAGTTGTATCATCTGTAAGAGTATACACATATGAGCCTGCGCTACCGCTTCTCTCATACCAACCATTCTCTTTGGGATTATCACCTGTCTTTGGTGTTACTGACTGATAATCAACTCCTGTGATTGCAAGTCTATCCTCGTACACCTCACCCTTAGTTACAACAGAACCCGGCATAGCACCGGTTGTTACGTCTACATCCTCATATACTATTCCAATAGCATTTGCATCATTTGATGGATATGCAGTACCCATCTTTACATATTTGCTTCCATCCTCTGCGGTTGTAGCTCCTGTCTGAGATATCTGTCTTGTTTCTCTCGTGCACTCTTCATGAGCAAGAAAGTATCCCGGTGCGTATGCTACGCCCTGTGAATTCTGATTAAATGACATTTATTTGTCCTCCTTAATATTTCCATACAGGTCATTGTGATACTTTTCCGCAATCTGTGCGGCACGGCTTGGAGTCTTTTCAGCTCCGGCCCTATTTGCAGGTGGGTTTGCCGTATCAGCTCCTCTTTCATCTTCGGTTGATATACAATCTCCCCACTCTGTCTTGATGCTTTCTGTTAATTTATCGGCATCCTTGATTTTTCCATCCTTATCAAGCTCAAAGTCAAGTGATACACCCTTCATGGCTCTGTCAAGCCATTTGTCAGCCACTCCTACCTCTTTCAGAAGGCTTCTGTATGCGTTCTTCTTGGTTGTTTCTGTGGCTTTTGCTTCCACATCTGCCTTATAGTTGGCATATGCGGTCTTTTCGTCCTCATACTTCTTTTTCCACTTCTCAGCGGTTGCAACATCGTCCTCAGCGGTCTCCACTTTTTCCTTGAGTGTGTCGATTTCAGATAGCTTTGCTTTGTATCTTTCCTTCTCAACATACTCATTTCCAACAGCGGTCTTGATAGCTGATACTACAGTTCCAATAGCTGACTCCGGGATGTTTCCATCCTCTCCTACGTGTTTCTTGATAATTGCTTCAAAATCTGCCATATTCATAATCTCCTTCGCAGTTTTCCGGGGGTGCTACCCTAAATTATGGTTTATCGGAACAAAAAAGAGCCATTAAATACAAGCTGAAACGTCTTTCAACTCATACTTAATGGCTCTGGCTCTCCGGCTCTGGCTCTTGTTCCGTTTTTCTATCGTGATAATACCAAATAATTGGCATAAAATCAAGCTCTTTTGAGGTATTCTTCAAATATTTGCTTATATTCGCTCGTATGTCCTTCCACCGCAGGCTTGATATATGGGTGAGGTTTGGTGCGACTTGTTCCATACTCTACATATGACGCATATTCCACAGGCGTCCCTATGTATGCGGTGGTATCGTCTGAACTTCCTACTGTTCCGGAGCTATAACCACCCTTCATTGCGCCACCGCTTGTAGCCTTGTCTGCCTTGTAGGCATGAGAGAATGAAGCCCCACCCACCGCATGGGTGATACTATTCCTCAGAAGCCCGGTGTCTACAGGGCAAAGTCTCTTAGCATATCCCTCAGCTTGAAGCCCTACAGCCTCAAGAGCCACCATAACAGCCTGTTTTGTGGCTTGTTTGATTAGTTCTGTATTATCCTCTGTTATTTTGATTTCAGTTGATATATCCATTTTTATTCCTCGTCATCTTCTTCATAAAATTCTTTGTAGCTCTCAATGGCCTTCTGAGGAGCCTTGTCCGTGAGTTTATAACAAAATTCATCTTTGTCGTGATAATACCACTCTTCATTTTCCATAAAATATGGTCTTTCTGTATCTTTCATCGTCAAAATCCCTCCTTTTTCAGCCATTCCTGCATTGCCAATCCAAGCTCGTTTGGCTTTGATAATTGACTATTGGCAAATACTTCTGCCATAAATTCAGCCTTCTTCTTCATCCCGTATTCACTCAGATTTTTGGTTATATCAAACCCCGGGTTGTTTTTTTTGGCAATATTTACAATTTCATTATACATATTGTCATATTCCTTTATGCGTGCACTGTTCGATGACCATGCACCCCTTTTATCCAAAATGCTATACGTTAAAATATGACCGTATTCGTGAGTTGCGGTGTATATCCCAAACTCATCCGGATTGCAAGGCATGTGCCACGACTTCCCATTTACAATCTTTTGCCTTCTTGCCTCGTTGGTAATCATATCTTTATAGCTCTTGAAATCTTCTTTGTTTAAAGTAATCTTGGCTTTGACCATTTTCCCTTTTTGCGTAAAGCCCGTTGCCTTGCCTATATATGAACCTTTTCTTGTGTCAAACTCTGTATTGCCTATTCCCCCAAGCACACCAAATTTCTTCTCCAACTTTGATAACTGATTTACATTGTCCACCAAAAGTTTTTCATCAAAATCTTTCGTGTCTTTGGATACTTTACCAAACATTGTTTGGAGCTGTGTTTCTGCCTCTTTTCTCGTTCTAACTTTAGTATAACCACTATTTTGAGCCGCCGCAACAGGCTTTTTAGGTGGCTTTGGATACTTGTCAACCCTCCACTGCTCGTATGTCATACCCTCCGGCAAATGGTCTGTATTTCTCAAGGATAAGTTATTAGCATCCACCCCGAATCCCTTCAATGCAGGAACTAAAGTACAACGACAATTATACACAAGATATCCTTTTGCTGATGGGTCACCGGGATACTCTATTTCATCGCCATCCACCTTGAATTTCTCTCCAACATCTACTCTCTGACCATCTAATAGTCTGTGCTGATGCCTTGTCCTTCCGTCCAACGTAGCAAGCCATTCTTGTTGCAGGTCTATCCCCATGCCTTGAGCTCTTTTGTAAGAATCTACCCTGCCGGCGTTCTGTACTCCGGTTGCCATCGTTCTTACGTTACGTATGGCCGCATTCCTGTTACGCCTCTCAACCTCTCTTGCTATTTGTTTAGCATCTTTCATGTTCTTGTTCTTGATATCGTCTTCGGTTATGGAATCCCCAACAGTTTTTCTCAACCTCTTTACCATTTTAGGGATGCTCTCGCCTTGTACAATCCCTTGGAACAATACTGACCGCACCTGCTTCTTATTCCATGCCAAGTCCTTTTTCATGTTGATTTTATCGGTTATCTTCTGTCCCGGAGCGTGTATGAACTCCCCACCCCGGAACAATCTCTCAACCGTACTTCGGTCATACAGATATGGGAAGCCTGTATCAATTCCACATACGCTTTCAACCTGATATGTTCCGTAGTTGTAATTGATAGCATAAATCTCCGGCATATATCCGTATGCTATGCTTTTTGCCATTTGGTTGGTCATTGTACAGTCCCGGGCTATTGTGTCGCACATCTCGTTCCACCTTGCATTTACAGGTATTTCTTTCATCTTCCATTCGTTGAATGCTTCCTCAGTCACGAGTCCCTGTCTGACCAACTCAGCCATTTCTGCCTCTCTTTTGGCAAATCTGTTACAATGCTCAGCATACTTCTCTAATATCTCATACCTTGCCTTCTTGTATTCCTCTGCCAACTCTTTCTCGAGCTTTCTGAGAAGTTTTTCTGTCTCCTCATGTCCTTTATCGGCCATAATCACTCTCCATCATCTATCATTGATGTTATCAGCTCATTCCTTTGCATTTCTGCCCACTGTTCTATACTCTCTTTAACAATGGATTCTTTGTCTTCATTCACTATTGCTGTATTCTCGTCAAGGATATCTTCCAACCTTGGAAATACATTTGTATTGCCCTCGAATAGATTGAGTATCTGGTCTACAGCCCAATCATATCCTGCAACAAAGTCTTTGTCACGTCCGGTCAGTCGTTCCTCATTGTATATTTCATCTGTTCTACAATCCGGTATATAACTCATTATTTTTTCCCCTTTTCTTTAGGTTTTGTCATAGCATTTATCTTGTCATAGGCTTCATCCACTGTCTTTTCATAATCCTTCTTTGCTGATTTAAGGTCTTTGGATGCATCCTTCTTAATGGATTCTTTTTGCTTTGCAGAACTCGAATCAATCTTTGCTTTCTGTCTTTCTGCCTTCCCTTTAAGTTTATCAATAGCCGAACCGAGCTTCTCTTTGAATGCTTCCTTCTGCTCCGGAGACATATTTTTCATTTTATCCCGGAGCTGAGATATTGCCGCTGATGTCTGCTTGGTAATTTGTTCCTTTTGTTTTCTCTTGGCACTTTCTATTGCCTGGAGATTTGTGGATTTGACAGCTCCAATCAAATCCGCACTTTTGCTGTAAGCATCCTTAGCCTGAGCCTTGGCATATTCATATTGCTCTTTCTGAGTATCGTCCCATCCTTTTCTGCTCCGGTTCTTTCCTTTTAGTTTCTTATGTTTCTCATAATACTCGTGGGCTTTCACCGGGTCATAATCTACACTAGCCATATCACTCCTCCATTAACTCCTCAAGCATCTGCATAACCTCATCAGAGTATTCCTGTAACATCTGATTGTCTATTTCCTCTGTCTGAATGTCCTCTGAGCCATTTTCTGCTGTTTCTTCTTCTTCGGTGGAAACTTCCTCAGCCTCACCCTCAAACCTGTCTAATTCGTCATTACTGAGCTGTTCTAGCATCTCATCTGCTAAGTCACCATCACCTAAAAGGGTGAGTATCTTCCTCGTGACATAATCCTCGCTGAGATACTGAGCTGATTGAAGCACAAGCCCTACTTCCTCCTGCGAGTTGACTATGATTGACCGGGTGAATGTTGGTTCATCGTCTACTCCGGCAATCTCTAAGATGCCCTTGATGAACTCCCTCACACAATACTCATATTGGTCTGTCTTGCTATTCAGTGGCTCATATGATGCTCTTATCTGAGTGGCTGTAGTAGCTCCGGATGCTATATTCTTAGTGTCGAGTGCCATGGCATCTTCGTACAGGTCTGACCTAAGAGTAGCAAGCAACGCCTCCCTGCTCTGATATGGGGCCTCAATCGTATGGCTCTCAGCATCCCCCTCTGTTACGGCCGCATGAAGTGTCTTCATTCTCTCTACGAACTGAGCAAGGTCAACATCATCCATTCCTCCGTTGTTCTGAATAGTCCAATATATGAGTGAACCTTCGTCCACGTTGTTAGCATACCCGGATTTTATGAGGTCATAGCAGTCTATAGCCTCTCTGAGGCCTGATAGCTCGCTTTGCCTATGAGGATTGCCCCATAATGGAACTATTGGGAATGTTGGATAATTCTCGCCATCGTATATCTCTGTTCCATCCGCTTCGGTGGTCCTTGTCTTGAGGATGTAAGGCCTTTTATCCTTGAGTACCTCATTGACAGTCTTGTAATTCTTGCCCCTGTAGATTTTCTTGTTATAGATGTACTCCGTGTATCCGTCCAACTCATATAGTGTGGCTCTAAGAGGTTTGTCATCGTCCACCTGCCAGAACCTCACCCCGGCTTTGAGTGCTCCGTTTTCCTCGTCAAATAGTGGCGCAAACTCTCTTACGTGGAACCCCTCAACATGGTCTTTGTTATAGAATCCGAATGAAACAGCCCCAACAAGCGCATTCTTTCCTAACTCCTGCAATCTCGTATCAAAGTCATCTCCAAGAGCCTTCTCCGTCCCTTCGTTCTTCCATGTAACTCCATTGCCTAGCAGGTATTGATTCTCTTGAGTTACAAATCTGTTGAAGAACTTGCTTGCCATCTTGAAGTTGGCTGACCAATTATCCGGGATTACATTGCCGGTCACTGTGTATAAGAGCTTTTGGAACTCAGCTATGGTCGTATTTTTCTGCCTGTCGTATTCATCCGCAATCACCGCTTCCTTATACAGGTCAGAGGCCATATGAGCTGATATGACTTCATACACAAAGGTCATCTTGTCTTTTTCATCATCTCCCACTTTCAGTAAGTCTTGATATGTGTACATTTCTTTCTCCTTTACTTCAACAACCCATTGTAAGGTGTTTTTTTGCTTAGTATCCTCATGGTTTTAACAAAGTACCTTGTTGCATCCATGGAATGGTCGTTTATCTTAACAGGATGTTCCTCAATCTCCGAATCATCCCAAACATATCCTCCTGCTTCATCAATCCAATTAGGCATAGCCGGTTTCAGGACCTTTACAAGCCCCATCTGCAACGCCACGGCTGTCTCTCTGATTCCATCCTTCACCGCATTGTCTGCCGGTATAACCTTTGCCCATTCAGATTGATGTAATAAAGCTATAAATGATGCCGCTGATGGGTCAATTATTGTCGATATCTTCTCATGTAGGTTTCCACCAAGCGTCAAATGAACCTTCCTTTGCTTGACCTCAGCCCATATATCCTCTATCCACTCATTGAGGTCATTCATGTATTCGTTGTCCGTCTTCTGTACTCCGGTATCACGTCCCGAATAGTAATATTCACGTTCCCCATACCATACGTTGTCTCTCTTGCTCCATAGGATGGCTGAAAAGGCGTTCATTGTTCCGTAGTCAATCGACACTACATATTTGCTTGCAGGAACGTCCGGCAGGCTGTCTACGATAGCTGATTGAAACATAGGGTATACAAGTCCCTCAGCAAGAGCCCATTTACCAAGGATATACCGGTCATAGTAGACTGTTCCGGCATACTCCTTCTTCAGCTCCTCAACAACGTACTCCGGCAATACTCCGTCATCAATAACATAGTTCTGCTCATAGATGTCCGCATCCGAATCCAAGAAGGCCTTGAACCAATGATTAGGGCTGTCCGGGTTACACGTTCCGTCAAAATGGCTATGCTCGCACCTCAGACGTGACTTGAGCATTTGGAACACCTCTTCACTCCACGTTGTTACCTCGTCACCGTAGGCGTATTCAATGGTTGTTCCCTGTATCCTCGCAACGTGCTTCCGGTTGTCAGCTCCTAAGACATAACACTCCTTGCCGAACAAAAACGCCTTGTTATTGCCCTTTATCCTGCTGACGTTCTCAACGCCCCATATATCCCTCATAGGCTCAAGTATGTTACGCTCAAATGTTCCTTGCGTATTACCGAACAGAACAATCAGCCCTTCACCCTTAGTTGCACATATCCTCTTAGGGATAGTCACCGCATAGTCAAGGAAGCTCTTGCCACTACCGGTTGCCCCGGTCTTTATGTTCCATCTATGGTTACAGGCCATGAGGTAGTCTTGTTGCATCTTAGTCAATGACACTATCGACACCCTCCAACAGCTCTTTTGCTCTCTTTAGTGATTCCGGATTGAACTCTGTCTCTACCTTGTCTGTCATTCCTAGGTGGTTCTTGGCGTAAAATATGTGTACAGCCGGATTCTTCTGAGCTAGCTGAAAGCCTGACCGCCTCAATGATATCTTACCAATTTGCCTTTTTTCTTTGAAAACTTCCGAAAAAGTTGTGCCATAGGTATCCTTGCACCAACTATTGAGAGTATCATCGCAAACATCGAACCATGCACACACTTCTTCCAACGTACATTGTATTGCGCATAGGTTTTCAAACTGTTTCTTGTCAATATTCTTCTTAGGTCTTCCCATTACTGCATCCGGGTTCTTCTTTCTTGGCATATAATCAACTCCTTTGTTAAACAAGTCCCCATTCAGCTAGCTTCTCAAAGCCGCCTATGAGGTTTACATAGTTTCTTGCTATCTCCACTATCTCACTATAAGGTCTTCCATCTACTTCCTTATCACCGATAGCACAGCATAGCTTTACTTCCTTGCCTGTTTCCTGTGCCTTTAAATGTGCATATATGTTTACCGATACATCAGCCTTGCTTAGGTCCTTACCATGCAGGCCTCCTCCGGTTACTGCATCACCCATATCCGAACCCAACTTGCGGTTGGTAGCTCCGGTATCTACATTTATCCCACCTGTCCAATATCCTAGTGGGTTCACCTTGAGGCTCATATCTTTCGGCAACTTACTTATGAACTCATCCTCGAACACGTAGCTCTGACAAGCAATCAGCCGGTCTCCATCAATTATGTATTTCCCATCTGTTGGGTGCTTTATATACAAGTCTCTTACAAGGCCGCTCAGCTTGTGCTGTTCCCTTGTAACCGGAACCCCTTTGAATATGCCATTGTCTCCGCATCTGATGATTTCGTTCTGATTGTCGGCAAGGTGTCTATCCTGCTTGTTTTCGTCATATGCCACATATAAGTCACCTGCTATTCTTACCACTATGTTTTTCACCACTTCCGTTGGTATATGTACAGATGTTTCGGATATAATCTGACATTGTCCATGTCCTATCAGGACCTCAACAGCTATCTTCGGGTTATCACTTTGCTTATATGCATAATCAACTATTGCTCCTGCTATTCTGTCTGCTACCTTGTCCGGGTGGGATGGGTTTACTTTTTCAAACATATTCTTCCTCCTATACTCTTGTTTCCAATACAGCTTCTCTATCTTGATGCCAACAAGGCTCAAATGTTACATCTTGGTTATACTTGTAGATGATATCTCCGTTCTCATCTAATCCGGCCGGCTTCATTACTCTCTCGAATAAATGATATGGGCTCTGTCCTCGTTTCGGGTTGTTCCATAGATACCTGAGATAGTCCTTCATCGTCATACCTTCGTACTTTGCCCGGTTCTCAGATGAATTTATGTTGAAGCCCTGTGCCCTTACCATTGGGAAGTTGAGATAATACATATCACCCTCAATATCGCTCCACCTTACCTCTCCTGTTCTCTTGGCTATCTGTAAGGCGGCTGAGAAGTTGCCTCTTGAATAGTCCCAATCCGGTGGTAAAGCACAGCAGGAACAATTATCACAGCACTCCTTGAAGTGGGCATCCGATACGTAAAACCTCATGCCCAACTTATGGCAAAGCTCCTGCATATTCCGGATGTATTTTTCCTTGACCTTCCGGTTGAGTCGTAAGTATCCCGAACCATTGCTGTATTTTCTGTAAAACTCTACAATATCAAATCCTGCGCACTCGCTTATTACGTCATAGTGTTCCTTAGCCTGCTTTATACTTCTCATTTCAAGGCAAAAGAACTCTGTCGTTACTGCAGTTGCTCCGGCCTCGTGAGCCTTCTCTATCAGTTCAAGATATGTCTTGTCGGATACTCCTACTATGAATGGTCTGAGTCTGAGGGTTGTACCGCCTTTGCTGAGGCTGTTATATATCTTCATCGCCTCAAGACGTTCTTCCGGTGTAGGCACTCCCTGTTCTATCCTAGCCGCATCATGTTCATCTAAGGTGATTATTGAAAACTTAATGTTCCAATTATCCGCATCCTTGAAAAGCTCTTGATATTTTGGGTCCTTGAATACCCATGCTGATTTCGTGCTGAAGCATATAGGATAGTTGATTTCTTTAAGATATTTGAGGATTTCGTATGTTACGCCATATTGTTTCTCAAATCCGTCAAATTGGTCTGATAAGCCTCCCCACTGAATAGGTCGTTTAGTCTTGATGTATTGATAGAATTGGCTGTCTTTGTCTTCACCGCTGAATATCTTCTTGATTTTTTCCGGGTTGACGCTTTTGACCTCCTTGTTGAAATAGGCCTCTTTTGCGCCTCCGATACCTCTCTGATACTGAGAGAAGCAATACACGCACCCAAATGAGCAATTACTGTATGTATCAAATGTAAGTGGCAAGGTGCAGTCTGCTATCTCACCTGTCCATCTTGGACTTATGTATGTATGTTTGATTTTATCTCCCATGATTCCTCCTGCTTATGATATGATTCCTGTCTCTTTGTATAGTTTTTTCAACTCTTTACGGATACCTCTCCATCCTCCGGCCTCTCCAAGGTACTTCTTGTTAAAACATTTTGCCCGGATTTGTAGAAGTTCTTCAGATACCTTCGGGTATTCACTCTGCATTGAATATATTTCCTCAAGCATCCGGTCAAGGTAATATCCGTTGTATCTTGAGCCCTTGTAGAATTTTCTGTACGCACATAGGGATGTCTCCACCTCTGTTACATTGTCTTGTCCACCCTCTCTCCGGATTTCAAACTGAGCCGCATACAGCATTTTGTCCAATGAGTCTACCTTGTAAGGTAGTGTCCCGGCCTTATCGAATCTGTCTGCCGCATCATCATACCCAAAAAGATTGAGAAGTCCACTTGTAGCTGTATCACCGTGTTTCCAATCTATTGTTGTATTCTCTGTTTTCATTCCTGTAAGCTCTACAAATGTCTCAAGGAACAAGAAAGACGCAAACCTGCCATACATTACCCACGTTGATACATACTTTATTGCTTTTTCAAGGTTTATAATGCCTCCGGCAGTTATATTCCCAAGAAACTGCTTCACATCCCGGTGGTTGTTTTGAAAGTCCTCAATCGTACGCTCAAAGTTGTCCCTCATCTTCATGTATTTTCGGTCGCTCTGGAACAAAATATGCTGTTTTAACTCTGTGAGCTGATTCTTATACAGGCATGCCCCATTCCGTTGCTTCTCGAACAAAATAACCGCACTCTGCACGCAATAGGTAACTGAGAACAGGAATGCTAGTTCATACCTCTCTTGCAGGGTGAGTGTTTTTCTTCTTGCCCACTCCTTGAGAACTACATTGTTGCATTCTCCATCTCCATGTATATGGTATGAAACAAACTCCCTCATGCGTTCTTTTACATCTTTCATATCTCATCCTCGATAATCTTGTACATTTGTTCCTTTGGGATTTTTGTTGTGTCTATTGCTTTGACATTGATTCCATTCTGCCTCAGCTTGTCATAAGCCCGGGACGCTGTGAACCACTTGTTTTGTACACTCATATAGTCCACTTCTTTGTCTCCGTTCCTTACCGCAAGCCGGTCAAACACTACGTCAAGCGGTGGTATGAAGCATATGCCTACATACTCGCACTTAATCTGTTTCAGGACCCTCGCAAGCTCAAAGGCAAACTTGAACGTGACGCCATATACAATACCCTCGAATAGAAGCACGTTTGGCTTGATAACTCTAAGCATTCGGATGATTGTATCTCTGAGCAGGTTCTTATCTGTGATATATCCGTCTACTCCTCCGGACATGGCTTGGTCATACCTTCCGATAATGGCAATCTTTCGTTCATCATCCCAATGATACTCAATATCACGCTTTGCCACCTTGATTGACCTCACCTCAAAATTGCCTCTTTCAATGAACTGTCGTATAGTAGTGGTTTTCCCGGTGGCATTTGTACCTCTGAGCTGAATTACTTTCATACAAGCTCCTTAATGTCGTATACAACTTTCTTTATCTCGTCCACTCCTAACATTGACTTGATATCTTCCTCTTGACTGTCATCGTATGTGATGATTACACGTTTCTTAGCAAGTCCCACTTCTCCGTTCTGCGTGTATTCGGCTATCTCGTCATCATTAAATGGCTCCGGCTCAAAATCTTCTGTAAGCATAGTCAGCTCAAAGTCTCCGAATCCAAAGTCAGTCATATCAAAGTCATCCATGATGGTCTTTAATTCCTCACCCAAAAGGTCGTTGTCAAATCCGGTGTTGAGTGCTAGCTTGTTATGAGCTATGACATAGGCTTTGCGCTCCTTGTCCGTGAGGTTGTCGAGACGTATAACAGGAACTTCCTTCACGTCATCCATTTCCATGGCCGCAAGGAGCCTTCCGTGTCCCTCAATGATTACATCATCCTTCCATACAGCTATGGGGTCATTGAATCCGAACTTCTCGATGGACTTCTTGATGCCCTCTACTTGGTCTGCTGTGTGTAGTTTTGCGTTGTTGGCGTATGTCTTGAGATTTTCCTTCGGTACATACTCAACTGTCAGTTTCTTGCTCTTCATTTGTATCCTCCTTGATTATGTATTCTATCTCTGTTTACTTCCTGAGATTACAGCAATCATCTTTGTTGTGATTAAAATGTTCTTTCCAATACTCGTATGCCTCGTCTTCATCCTCGCATACTGTCATTTCCTTGAAGCCAGTTATCTTGCTTATATAATATTTTTTCCGGCTGAGTGGCATATGCTTGTATCCGTTGGACTTGAGAGTGTATTCCGAATAGTCTATATCAAACCACTTCTCAATCCATGAGTTCACTCGTAGGAACTCTATACAAATCTTGTCTATTCCAAGGTTGTTTAGGATATTAAAATCAATGTACTCCGGGATAAATGGGCTGAGTCTTAGCTGTACATCAAATCCTGCTCCCTGCAACTTCTTTATAGCCTTAATTCTTTCGCTTGGCACAGATGCCTTCTCATATGTCTTAGACAGCTCATCGTCTGTGGTAGTTACTGTTACCTGTATATGAGCCAACTCTTTATCCATCAGCCCTATATACTCATCATCTGCCACCATAGCTGACTTTGTGACTATGAGATATGGGACTCTGTATCGGTTGAGGAGCTTGATTGTCTTCCATGTAGCCCGGTACAATTTCTCTATGGGTTGAAAGCAATCTGTCATTCCACCCAACCTCACAGGCCTACTCCGGGGTAGCTTTTGGACTTCTTTTGATATCTTCTTAATATCTGCGACAGATGGGCTCTTTGGATTCCACAGGCCTCTGAAATCAAGCAAAGACTTCGCATAACAATAACTACAATCATGAGAGCAACCGCAACCATAGGTGTCTAACCTAGTTGGATAGTTGCACTTATCACCCTCGTTGCCCTCAACTGTCTTCCCTATGCTCTTGAAGTCCTTCATCTTCATCCTCCTCCGGCACTCCACACATCAAATCACACAATTCTTCCGGTGTTAAATCAGTAAATATTGCGCCCATTTCTACCGTGAAAATCCACCCCCGGGATGCCCAATAAATACATCACTTTGTTCGAGATGGTGTTTTTTTTATTTTTTTTGGGTAGTTTATTGTCTATTGCCAAAAATCAATTCTCGACCAAATCTGAGTGGTTAGAATGCATATAATTTTTTTCCAAAAAATAAAGCCACCACAAGAATTGCTTCTCATGATGGCTCTGGCTCTATGGCTCTGGCTCTATAACGAATGGAATCTGTCTTTTGCACTTCTTACAGTACAACATCAGCTTTCCGTCCTTCTTATATGCTATTAACTGACCGCAGGTACATTTGACCGGCTTGCCCTTATTGTACTTCATATTGTTATTCTTCGTCAACATCTTCCTCCTCGCCATTTCTCGCAACACTCTTAAACATATCCATCATATTCATTGTTATCTCCGCTTGAAATTCATCCTGTACATTCCTCAACTTCTCTGATAACAGCATTCCTCCGGGGATGGTTTTCAGTGTCTCTTCATCCGTTCCAATAGCTCTAATAGCCCCGGATATTAACGCCATAGCCCCAAAAAGTTCTATGCTGTCGTGCTTTTCTCTTTCCTGCCCCACTTTTCGCTGTTGTTCTAAGGCTTTGATAGCCATATCATAGGCTTCTTTTAATTCCTTTGAATTGTCTTGCGGAATTTCTACAATCAGTTGGCGTTCTACCCATAACCATTTAATTGCTTCTTTATTTGTCATTTTGCACCTCTCTGTAATCCATCTCATCATCCTCTACTTTTTCACATTCATCACAACAACCACAACAATAATCTCCATCGCATTTTTGTGAATTATATGCCCATTTACTTACACTCATTCTTCATCCTCCTCTTTAAATGGATTAAATGGACATTCTGGGCAATAACAAACCAAATCACCATGTTCATCCATATAATAATCATCCCCTAGCCCTGTACATTCATAACAATAATCAGCTTCTTCATCTGTCATTCGCTATCACTCCCCTCTATAATGGTTGGTGCATCAAATATCAAAGCAACCGCTCCGCATAATCCGTTGATTGTATCAGTATTACTTAATCGCTTTGCCTTTTCTTCTATTGCCTTAATCAAACTATTAGCATCAATCAGCCTTCCGTGATGCTCTGGGAGTGATGTGCCATTCTTTAATGCTTTTTCTAATTCCTTTTCACCCCTTGGGCTTAATGCTAATCCATATCTTTTAATCTCTTCATAAGTTAATTTGTTTATATCAATCACTATCTCCATCTGCGTTTACCTCCATATACTTGTTATCCACAACTTTTAGTTTGCCCAACTTTGTTAGTTTTCGGCAAAGCACTTCTGCATAAAAACTTTGATTATTATCCCAATCTTCTTCAAGTATTGCCTTAACTAACCAATCACCTAAATCTTTCCATTGTTGCAACTCTTTCAACCACTCCGCAAGCTGTCGGTGTTCTTCCTTACACTTATCAAATGGACACCCATCACAAGGAATTGCTTTATACAATTCTTCTGTTTGCCTTTCATAATGCTTTATTGCTTCTTCAAGTGTCATTCTTCACCCTCACTTTCTTCTTTGTACTTGTCGATAATATTTAAACTATGTCTGTATGCGTTTTCCATCTGTATATGTGCATATATCTCATTCAAGTCTGATACCCCCATAGCAATTTGAAATTGCTTATCTGCCAATTGTTTTATCTCGGCTCCTATCTTATCAAGTACATCTTTAACCGCATCTTTATAACCTTTACTATATTGATTTCTATCATAGTTTAAGGCTTTTATCAGTTCTTCTTTTTCAACATTGATGCCAACAGCTTGACTAACTTCTGCAACAATCTGATTCTCTTCTTGCTGATGTATTTGATTGAGTATATCATTTACATAAACTTCTACTGGACTCTTATACATCTTCATCACCCCTTTCAATGTTTGCAGTTTGGGCATTATTTATAATATCAATAACTATGTTATACAGATTAAAGCAACGTGCATCATAGCTATTCCCATAGCATCCGTGTTCTTCTCGACATTTTTCTATGCGTTTATTTATTTCGCTTATAATAGAATCAGCATCTATCAGCCTTCCGTGTTGATTAGGAAGTGGTGTGCCATCGGCTATTGCATATGCTATTTCATCATTTTGTTCCTCACTTAAATCTCTCCCTTTAACGATGTATTCCATCAGAGTATCTGATACTTCAATCACTATCTTCATCAGCGTTTACCCTCCCTAGCTTTTAGTCTCGCCCATCTTACCCAACAATTAAGGCATTTATTGTCACAGTTTTCTTCGCAGATTTTTTGTTCTTCCGCATCATCCATCAAATCATCACAGCAAATATCAAGGTCACAATCTACAAGGAATTGTAATATTACTTCATGGATTTCTCTATGAAGTTCCAACTCTCTCAACCACTCTGCAAGCTGTCTGTGTTCATTGGCACATTCTTTACACTTGATTCTTGTTGACATAGTGCCATCATTTTTCTTTCTTGCTTTTTTCTCTAATTCTTCTGCTTTTTCCTTACAATGTTCGATTGCTTCGTCAAGACTTAACATTGTTATCACTCTCCTTATCATCTATACTTTCACCACAATCCTTGCAGATATTTGTTACAAACGTCACGCATCCTGTAAATGACCATCTGTCTGTCTTGTAATGCTTATAGGGTTCTAACCAAAATGCTCTTTCACACTTACTGCAAGTGTGGGGCAATATTGCAAATCTATTATTTTTTATTGTCATTTTTCTACCTCCATCTTTGCTCCACAGTTAGGGCAATACTTATGTTCCCCCACATATCCAATATAATTTTTATCACATTTTGAACATCTATAAGCGTGTTCACTATGTCCCTCCGCATACCATCCATCATCTATCCACTTCCCTATCTTCGGCTGTGGTGTGACTGATGGTAAGGTGCATAGTTTCTTAAACTGCCATTCATATCCTTGTATTTGTCCTTGTTCTGCAACTCTAATGGCTTCTTCTCTGCTTATATAATCCTCGCAAGGCTGTTGCTCTAATGCTTTGATAGCCATATCAATAGCTGTTCCATAACTCCCATTGTGGTAAGATTTTAACTTTTTAAGACTTTCTATTACTTCTTCATTCGTCATTCTTCTACCTCTATAATCTTTCCAGCTTCATATCTACATAATTTGCCATTCTTTGAGTAGTAAGGGCATAAAACTGCATTATTCTGTGCACTATTAGTCCTTCCATTATGATAAATATATAAAATATGAGTTTCTTCATCTGCTACAATATCTTCTGTAAAGTCTACATACTCTATCTGCTCTTGTTCAGCTCTGCTTTCCAAATTTTCTTCTGTACATCCTGTACAAAAAATTAAACAAGTTATTAAAGCGCATAATATTAGTCTTTTCATTCTTCTACCTCCTCCTGTTTGTTCTCTTTGATTTCACTATGTCTACTCCGTTACTGATTAAAATATCCTTAATGGTGTTGGTAGACACTCCACATAATTGAGACATAACCTTGATTTGCTTTTGATTATCCTTTGCCATCCTGTATTGATACACCACTTCCTCTTGCGTCCATCCTCCTGCAAGGTTGACTCTCAACTTGAACCCCTTGCAAGCAGGATATGAATCACGTTTATATTTGGCTGTGGTGTTCTTCCACTTAGGGCTCCTCCATTTGCTCTGCTTGCTTGGTTCTGTACATTCTTTTCCCCAAAATGTTTCATCGTCACCATCATGATATATACAATCTTTGCATTTAAACATTTTCATTCTCCTATCACATATACTTCTGCTGTTCTACGTCCAAACTGTATCGCCTCTTCATATGAGCCCATATAGATATCAATTACATTGCTAGCCATTCCCCCGGTGTCGTGTATGTAATAATCACCATATCCCTCAATATGCACCCATTTATGCCATAATCTCTTGTCATTGCAGGCGGCTGTATACCCAACTTGTGGGTATACTCCATCTGCACATGGGCTTCCGGTCTCGATATATGCGGTGAGCTCGAATATTCCCATGCTCTGACCACTCTCTCGCTCATTTCTTGGCGTTTTTATTTCCTCTGTGATAATTTCCTCAGGTGCATCTGTTAAAGTTGAAATTTGAGGCTTTTCGTCCATGAATAACTTTTCCGGTACTTCCTCGACCATCGAATGAGGTGTTAAGTTGATTTGATAATCAATATCCGGATTCATCATCAACAACATCGCCAACCATATCATTCTCCCAATGCCCTCCTCTCAAGTTCTATGAGGTTATTTGAATTGTCCCCGGATGTGATAACCTCCTTCTTGTCATTGGATGGGTATACACTTTGCCATCCTCTTTCGATTGCAGTGTTGATTAAAGCTATCTGCCCGGAGGTTGAGTTGCTTAACTTCTTTACCTTCAGTATGAATAGCTCAATCGCCCTCGGTGTCATAGGTTTTCGCAACTTCTTGCGATGTTCTATGAAGTCCATTATAGCTTTGTTAAGGTCCTCATCTTCCACGTAGGTTTTTGAAAACTCTTTTTGTTTACTTTTTCTAAAAGTATTATCATATTCATTATCATAATCATATTCATATTCATAATCGGCTTTTTTGGGTTTGCTTGGGTTTTTTTGGGTTTTCGATAAACCCAATGGGTTATTTTGGGTTTTTGGTCTCCCTCCCTTTTTCCCATTTTCCTTGTTTCTCTCAACAACCTTTTTATACTTGGCATTATTGTAGTCGATATCGCCCTTCACAACGTCAAATGCTAGTGCAACAGCTATATCCTCAATCTCCGGAGCAATCCCATCCTGCTGATACTGAATCATAAGTCTGATGAGCTTCCCAAACTGTTCATTGGTCAGCTTCTTGAACTTCTCCGCATATGCGGTATAAAGTATCATGCTGTCTTTCATTTGCAGGCCTCCTTACTTGAATGGTAATGTATCCTCTAACCCTTCCGGAATGTTCAGATATCCATCCGGTGCCTTTTCTTGAGGTGGTTCTTGAGTTGTCTCTTGAGCGTCCTTCTTAGCCTCAACAAACTCCTGCTCCTCCACAACTATGTCTGTTGTATACACCTTCTGTCCGTCCTTGTTGGTGTATGAGCCTGTCTGAATGCGTCCTACAACACCTATTTTGATTCCCTGTCTCAAATATTTCTCTACAAATTCAGCCTGCTTACCAAACGCCACTATATTGATAAAATCGGCACTTGGTTGTCCTTCCTGCTTGAAACGTCTATCAACCGCAAGTGTGTATCTTGCAATAGCCATCTGTTCTCCGTTCTTGCCATTTGAATATCTCACCTCTGGGTCTCTTGTTAACCTTCCAACTAATATCACCTTGTTCATTTATTCATCCTCCTTGAGTATGTATCTTGCATAATCCGTTGTTTTTCCGTATCTTGTTTTGCAGGTTTCCATCTGTGTTTCTATGTCATATCCCCTTTTTCTAAGGTCAAATATGATTCCGGACAACCTAGTCACGCCAAACATTTCTTTGGCTGAGTTGTTTGTTACTCCTATTTTTCTATTGTTTCTCATGTATTCTAAGATGTCTTGTGTTGCGCTTTTTCCCATATCGTTACCTCCGTTCTTGGGTTTTCTTTGTCATAATCAACATAGCTCCCATCCATCGACTGAACCACCTTGCAGTTATCGTCAATTAACACTCCGTATTTCACCATTACATCCAACAAGGCCTGCTCAAGGTTCACTAGGTCAACCCTCCTCCTTGTTGGCATATAGAATACAGCTTTGACGTTCACCGGCGTTTCTATTGTGGGTATCCTTGGCATGAACCATCTCGAGTCCTTCTCATACTGCAAGTATTGCTTAGATGGAATCATCCTCGGCTTTCCATTCCGGTATATAATCTGCCCATGGTTCTTCTTTGTTACCGGAGCTATCTTGATAGTGTATTTACAGATAATTCTTTCCAATTTCCTTCATCCATTCCTCTCTGCTATGTGTTTCCTCGTATGTATGCTGTGCTATCTGCTTTAGGTCATAGTTGAGTGCTTTTCCGTTCTTTCCATGCACTCCGTTTGTTCCTCTGTGACACTCCGGGCAAAGGTATACGACAAGCCCAAGCCTGTCTGATACATTCCTCAGCCCATGTCCATAGAAAATGTGATGAACTTCCGGCCTCATTCCGTATGCGTCTAAGCTCCTCTGACACACATAGCAGGTTTCTTTGTTCGTTGTTAAGATGCTTTCCATGATTGCTTCATCCTCTCTAACTCAGCCGGCGTTAATGTCTCAATGCCTAGTTCCTTAGCCTCCGTTACAGCTCCGTCTATCAGCCGGCTCATTTCCTTTGTATCCATCTGATGTGACCCTTTGATATGCCAAAAGATATTGCTACGTTTCGGTGAATCTCCGGTCATGTAGTATCCTCCTGCCGGCTTCGCAAGTACCACTTCCATGCCGCTATCAAGCCAATATTCGTTGTCAACCTTTACTAGCTGATACTTGTTTGTCTTCCAATCCCGAACTGTCCAATCAATGGCGTTCTCATCGTTGTATATGTAGCTGATATTGTCAGACAAAAGTCTGTCGTGTACCTCTGAATCACTAACCCCCAACGCCTCAGCTATCTTATTTACCAAAACATAGAAGTAATTATTGGCATTGAGGCTTCTTTTTTTCCGGTACCGCTTGATGTCAACATTCAGCTCCTCATCCCGGGTGGTGTCGTAGACCTCCGGTGGACTCTCGCATTCAAGTGTTATCAGCCACCGGTTGGTCTTAAAGTCGTGGAAGGGCTGTCCGTGCCATTTTGCCTTCATCCGCTGTACCTCCTAACCAATGATTTCATGTAAGCTCTCTCAGCCTTGTCCGATACGTTGGCAAGGGCTCCCAACTCGCAATCCTTCAGGCCTGAGCCCCACTCTTCATAGCAGGCATCTGCCATCTTGCAGATGTCCCCAAACTCCGGAGCATCAGCCGGCCTCAAAACCGGCTTGCCCTTCTGTATATTCACCTCATCAATCCAAAATGGGCTCTCAACTCCCTGCATACCAAGGTATACTTCAACACTGTCATCGACTCCTTCAAGAGCCCTTATCAACTCAGATTTTGTCATCTTATTTACCTCCGTTGATTAACCTCATCCATTCTCTCAAATTAGATGTCGTCATATCCTCAAGCCTCTTCACCTTGAAGTATTTACATACACCCTCCTCAGACATGCTGTCCGGATTCTTCTCAATAGTTGTCCGTATGCTCTTGAGCTGAATATCTGTAATCTTTTCTGTGGCAGTTTTGTCAAACTTCTCTTGAGCTTTCTGTTCTTCAGTCTTTGCCTCCCCAAATTGATACGCAATTACATCTGTTTTGTTATTCCGGATTACTAGCCTGTTAATGGTTCCTGTCTCGTCATATCCGATTTCCTCCACCTTAAAGGTGTCAAACGTGCTCATTTTGCCATTTTTCTCCTTGAGGTTGACTTTACCCACAGGCACCCATATAAAAGGCGCAGAATAAAGCTCCCTGCCAATACCTAGGTTGAAACAAGCTCTCTTAAAGCTATCGGATGCCTGCCCCTTCTCTTTTTCGGTGTAGGATTCTGTTCCCACGTCCTGTTTTGATATCCACTGCTTCTTATCCTCATCCCAAACAGACACCGTACAGTACAGCCGGTCCCCTATCATCTGATGTGACCTCTGCCAATTCAGACACCCTACTGTTTCGTCAAGGATATTTTGGTCAACCCTCGCATCCTTGTAGAGCAGGAGTGAACACCCCTTCTCTGTTACTGTGGCAACTCTTGCCTCAACTTCATTTGCTGTTAACTTTCTGAATTTCATATATGTACCCTCCTAAAATTTCATGTTGTAATGAATATCCGTGTATATTTGACACAGCTTGTCTAATGTTTTATTGGTATTACTATTGATGGTCTCTACCATCTTGTTTTCTGTGTCAGACCTTCTTACTATCTCCTGCAAGATGGTGTTTGTTGTCTTCTGCTCTGCTAACAAAGTATTGAGTAGGTTATAGAGACTATTGAGCCCCACTATTACATCCGTGGCATCATCTGTCTTTACTTCCTCCGGGGTTTCCTCTTTGATGAAGTAGTCATCCTCATCAAGTCCAAGCATTGTACACAATGTCTCGAAAGAGTTCTTTTCAAAGCGGCCTGCATCACAGCTCTGAGTTATAAATGCGCTGTTCCTTCTTAGTATCTTGGTGCTGATATCCCTCAAGGTCAGCCCCATTTTTCCACTTGCGCCCTTCAAGACGTCCTTCTTGAACTTTTCTCCGTTGATATTTACCATATCCCTTCCTGCTCTTTTCATTCTTCAATCCCTCCAAACAGTAATGTAGATGAAACAGCCCCGGCTCCTGTTCCTAACCCAAACCCAAGTGCTGTAACCACCGGGTTATCAATAGCCTCGCCAACAATTACAAGGATTACAAATAATACAAAAAGCACTAGACATGTATTCCAAAGTTTGTTATTATGGTCTTGGGTTTGGGTGTTGTTCTCCTTCTTGGGTTCAATGCCCTTTTTCTTTATCATTCTTTCACCTCCTTTTGTCCCATCAACATCTCAACCTTTTCGCTTGTAGGCTTTTCGGATTCTAATATGTCGCATATCTTTTCGTTGCCCTCATCGGTAAAATCAAAGATGCTCAACTTCTGAATAGCCCACCATAGATTGTTAAGGATACTTTCAAAATCTCCGTTGCCTGTGGTTTGTCCACTAAACCCAACCAAGCTCTTGATAACTCCGTTAACTAGTTTTGTTCTCTCATAAGCCTCTACGAGTTTTGTTAATAACGTCTTAAATTCATTCATGTTCTTAACCTCCTGTACATGATTCTTTTCTTAGTTTCTCAAGCTCCTCAGTATCGTACAAAATAGGGCTGTTCGGTTTGTAACCGGCCTTCCATGCTATCTTCCTGTCTGTCCGGATTCTAAACACATACATCAGCCATTCCTCCGTGAACCCCATTCTCAGAAGCTCTGACTTTTTCATTACGGGTTTGGGATATGTCATACTTGCTCCTTCCTGTCCCGAATATATCCATTATTCCTTGAAGAAATAATCCAATGGTACTTTGAAGTATTCAGATACCTTCATGAGGCTATCCACGTTGGGTTTTGACTTATCCCACTTGTAGATAGTCCCATTACCGAAGTTACATCTGTTCTCAAGCTCCTTAATGGATATCTTGTTTTTCTTACAAAGCATCTCCACTCTCTGTCGTATCATTCTCTCACCTCCTTCTTCACTCTAAACTGTAGATTGCTGAGGTAATTATTGATGTTGTCCTCCGGGTGTCCGTTCATGTGGTAAATATCCACATATGGAACACCTTCCACGTCCTGTCCATTTACCTTCTTGTCCTCAGCTCCGATGCCAACCACCTTTTCTTCTCTGATTTCACCGTTCCAATCTATGATTACAACTGTTTCTCCGATTGCTACGTCATCAATCAGCCTCTCCTCGGCCTCCAAGAATGGTCGTATTTGCTCCGGCTGTGCTCCGTCTATATCAAGCAACATCTCGTTTAGGCCGTATAAATCCTGCTCGTTGCCCTCAAAGTATATTCTGTTGGTTATCTTCCAACCCTCTATGATGTACACTCCGTTATCTCCGTTGTCCCTGTCGAGATGCCAAAGTGTATCAATTCCTACACTCAGCCCACCACCAAAGTAGTTTCCGATGACCTGACAGAGCCTTGCCCATCCGTAGCAATCCTCATCCGGTGCTCTGTAGCCTTTCAGCTCGCAATACTTGAGAAAAGCCTCAACGCTGTCCCTGCCTCCGTTCCAATGGAGATATACTCCAACTCCACAATTTCTCCATGATTCCTTTGTTGTTATTACTGCTCTGTTTCCCATTCCTTTGTCCTCCTTATTCTTTATTTTGGGTTTGGGTTAATTACAGTGAAGGTCGTGCTTGACCTCTATTATCAAAAGGGCTATAAGGGCCTCCACCTCTCCGGTGCGACAGGCATACACGTCCTTGTCATCTATGCTTGTTCCATATTCCTTCTTGCGATGCTCCTCATATTCCTTGTGATTCATGCTCAGAATCTTTTTCAAACTCTCAAGACGTCCTACCAATGATGCTTTGTCCATTCCTTTGCCCTCCTAAAATTGTTCATAATAGAATTTGCTCTCGGTCTCAGTGCTCCAAAACTCTGTCTTGAAGAGCTTCACCTCGACCTTGCACTTGACTCCGTGTACCTCAACGACAGCCGGGCAGATTTCCGGTGACATCTTTTCGTACCATACAGCTCCATCCTTGAAACAGTAGGTCTTGTAATAGCATCCATAATCATCCATAGGTGAAGTATCCAATACATAATCGTGATTGTGCTTACTTACAAAGGCCATCTTGTCGCTCATGTACTCCTTGTATCCAACTGTCATATCCATGTCCTCCTTATTCCCATGATATCCATTTGATTTCCTTGTCGTCCTTGAAGAATCGGGCGACTGTACGCCATCTTGTCTTGTATCCGTCATAGGCCTCCATCACGCCTATGGTTATCTCATCTGCACCAATTTCCTCAGCTATCTTTGTGACCTTTGCTCTCTCTTTGTCTGTTACAGACATTCCTGTTATTCTCATAGACACCTCCTATATGAAATCTGATATGCTCATCCCCGGAGCCTTCCAAGGACAGCTTGGTGAATAATCTCCACGAGTGGCTGATGGCGTGTATCTGTCCTCAAATTCCCATTCCTCCATGTCATCGTCATCCGGCTCCTCCTCTATGATGTCCCACCTGTAATCGCCTTCACCGTTAATCCAAATCTCATATTCTTCGCCATATTCATCTGTGGCGTTTGTATAAAACGCCCAAACCTTGTCATTGTCCCAATCATCTTCCTCAAACCTCTCTATGGCTCTGTGGAGCTCCGGGAATTCCTTGATGTCGCTATCCTTCTCAAAAATGTGATTATTTGTCATATCGTTCTCCTATCTCCCGGAGCTTTTGCCCCTCCGGGTGGGCTTGTTGGGTTTGAGTTTACTGTTCTTTCCAAATAGCAAGGCCGGATGGTATCTCGAGTGCCGGGTGTCCGTTGTATGTAACTGTTTCCTTGATGAAGCTCCTGCCTGCTAATATATTGACTATTTCCTGCGCCTGCCTCTTGGTGAGGTCTATCCAAAGGTATCCTGCCCACCAAATAAAGTGTTTCTCATCTGCGGTTGCTACTGTATCCTTAAAAACCTTGTATTCAGCGTTCTTCATATGCTTATCCTCCTATACTGCTTTTCTGAAATATCCTTCTTTGTGAAGTGCCTCGAAAAAACTTCTGTATGCGTATCCGTCATCACATACCCACTTGTATGCGCCTCTGCGGTATCTGTCGTATCTTGCTACCCTTCCATCCTCGAATAGGTAAACATCTGTCTCGACTTCTATGGCCTCTCCGGCCTTTATCGCTCTTGTTAGTTCCTTCATATCCTTATCCCTCCTGCTCTACCTTGTAAAAATAGGTCTGTACTGTTATCCACCTGCTACCGGTGCTCATCTGAACTTCGGTCATTCTGCCGGTCTGTCGTGATGCGGTCTCTGCTATTGAATACGCCTTGTTTATTGAAGTGCCCTGATAGATAACTACCGGCGGTATGTTCTCGAAACTTATTGCCCTATATGTCATATGCTTATCCTCCTAACAATATGCTAAGTATCTTTCACTATCTTCTATCTCGTGAATGTCTGTAATGCATCCGCTGTACCATCCGTAAAAACGCCTTCTTGCCTCATCCTCATCTATAGCCGAAATGATTGTGTAGTCTTCCTCGCCATCGAACTTATACCAAATAATAAACTGCTTCATATGTCCTTCCTCCTTCTTAGAATGTATTTGCTATTCTGTATCCGATACTTAACAAAACGCTTCTGAGTAGTGTATCGTGGTCTAACTTCTTAGAATCCTGCATTGCTACTATGTCTGTTCCTACTTCTTCACCGTCTATGTAGTGCTTTTCGCTTGCCCATACCTCATTGCCAAACATCTTTGTTTTGGTGAGGTGGATTATGAAGTGGATGTGCTCGTATTCCTTTACTACTAACTGATACACTGCGATATCCTCATCGTATTCAACCGGCTGTTTTACGAGTGCTATGTCGTTCCACTCAAATCCGCTTCCTTCTTCCTTTAACTTATCAACAAGTACCTTCTTCATCTGCATATTATTCATTCCCTTGTCCTCCTTCTTGGTTTTATTGGGTTTGGTGTTGCATTTTTTTCGATTATTTTCTATAATGTCTTGTAGAAGCCCTGTATTTATTGGACTCCTATGAAGTTATTGGGTTTTCTGACCCCCCGGGAACCTCCCGGGAATTTAATCATATTCGATTTTATTCTAAAAGTAAAGCTGTTTTTTTCGACGGTGTCTTTTTTGTGGAGGTGATTTCATGGATTACACCAATAAAATCAAGGATTTTTGCAAGAAAAAAATATTACTGTAAAGCAATTAGAACGTGATTTGGGATATTCCAACGGATACATAATCACGTTGAAAAACAAGATACCTTTAAATAGAATGTTGGAAATATCGAAATATCTGAATGTGCCATATGAGGCTTTCATTCCGGATGAGTACAAACAAAAAGGGACCCCTGAGGTCAAGAGTCCGCTTGTGTACGATATTATGGAGATGGCAACTGAATGTTCTAATGATGAACTTGAAAAGATTATTGAGTATGCTGAGTTTGTTCTATCCAAGAGATGACCTCTTGTACAATTTTTTGTTGTCGAAAAAGTGACAAAAATCACGCCCCGGAGCCCCAATAAATACAGGCATTTCTTCGAGATGGTGTTTTTTTTGATTGCGTGGAACCTTATTCAGCTAAGGGGGTAAAACACGGAATTTTGGCAAACTGCTGCCTTAAAATGCGTGTCAATTTTCGCAATTTTGCGATTTTTGCTGTTGGTTTTCAAACGCTAAAAAATGGTGTCCCGGAAACCCAATAAATACAGTGATTTTTGCGAGGTGGTGTTTTTTTTATTTTTTTGACCTATTTATCAGCTAAGCTCAAAAATCAATTCTCGAACAAAACTGAGTGGCGAGAATGCGTGCTAATTTTCGTGAAATGAGGAAAAGTGCTATGGCAAAGGCAAAATACACTTACAATCCAAAACGCAAAGAGTGGTACACTTTAGTCTATGACGGAACATATACCGCCACCGGATTGAAGCACAGAAAAAGGATTTCAAGCAAAAAATCATCCGCTGACCTTGAGAAAAAAGTGATAGCATTCAAACAGGAGCTTGTTGAAAAAGGCTCAGCCCGGGCTTGTCCGTACACCTTCGGTGAATATGCTCAGATATGGTTAAGTACAAGCAAGGCAACTAAGGAACAAAACACAAGACGTATGTATGAGAGTGTCCTCAGCTCTTGTTTCAATGGAGTCAACCATATACCTCTTGTTTACATTACACATACACACTTTCAATCGTGTATCAACGAAAAGCACGAGCACCCCCGAACTTGTCAGCAGATATCTATCACCTTTAAGCAGATAATTAAATCAGCCGTTAGGGACCATTATTTGCCAAAATCTGCCATTGAAGATATCTTGACTGATATTTCCTTGCCCAAATATCAAAAGCCTCAAAAAAGGCCTCTAAGCCCACTAGAAAAGCAAGCCATATTCAGTGCTGACCTTGACCCACGAAAAAGAGCTTTCATTTCAGTCTTGTATTATTGTGGACTGAGGAAAAGTGAAGCCCTTGCCCTCACTCCGGATGATTTTGATTGGGGTGCTCAAACTGTATCTATTACCAAAGCGTGGATAAACAATGTGAATACGCCCTCAATAAAACCTTATCCAAAATCTGATAATGGAATCCGGGTTGTGCCAATACCGGATGAGGGTGTACAATACATAAGACCATTTATTGAATCTTGCGATGGTTATGTGTTTCGTGGAAGTCAGAGACTAATGACCGAAACTTCCTACAGAACCATGTGGAACTCAATCATTACATCACTCAATATTGCTGTAGGGTATAACCCTCAACAAAAGAATCCTAAGCCGGTACGCCCTATAAAAGGTCTGACAGCTCATGTGTTCCGGCACAATTATTGTACAGAGCTATGTTATCAAGTGCCCACACTATCTACAAAGATGATAGCAAGGCTCATGGGTGACTCAGAAAGAATGGTATTGGAGGTGTACTCTCACCTTGACGAAAGCAAGGAAAATGTAGCCGCCGCAATTAACAATATTTTCACCCAAAAGTGAATTTTCAAAAGTGACTTGTAACCATTTTGTAATCAAAACCCTTATAAAGCCACTGTTTTAGCCAATTACCTAATGATTCGTAATCAGTAGGTCACGGGTTCGAGTCCCGTCAGGAGCTGTCCCAGAAAAATCGTTGTAAGTGTCTATTTTACACGTAATCGTAATGATTGACCTGTCTTTTAAAGTTGGTCAAAGTACCCGAAAGTACCCATTATTTCATGTAATCATTTTGTAACCATAATACTCATGTAATCATCTTGTAACCAAAAAAGAGCAGGCTGTTACACCTGCTCTTTCGTCTTATATACTCTTCAATCTGTCAATAGTCGCATTATAGAGTTTTGGAACCAATACCCCGATTGTATCCATAAGCTCATCTATTACCATCATAACATCTTCCGTATCAAGTCCTTGAATTGCATCTGAAAACTCACTCCCACTATCATATCTTACTTGCTTGGGTGGTTCTGCAAATGAGTATGTTGGTGGCTCCGGAGCTTCTTTGGGATACATTTGGTTGAGTATCGTATAATACGCCGACAACTTTATACAAGTATTGGCATCCGGATTGCGTTCACCTTGACACTCTGCTATAGCATCAAGCAGGTCTTGCTCTTTTATCAAGGCAAACACCCCCTTACATTGATTCCATCTTGCGGATGACTCTCTGAATGTCACTCTTTACTTCTTCGGGTGCTTCCTGCATGATTTCTTTCAACTCTGCTACTGTGCCCTCATGATATGAGTATCCATCGCCTCTTGAATAGTCTCTGTTTGAGTAGTTTCTATTGGAATATCTGCCCATTGAGTCACGTCTTGCATTTCTACCTCTTGCATAACTACGTCCATCAGTAGCCATAGCATAATCATAGTTAGGCATTCTGTTGGGATAGCTCCCACTGTAGCCTTCTTCCTCATAAGTCTCTATGATTTTATCAAGGTTCTTTATGGTATGAGTTAACTTGTCTACTACATCAAGTGAGCCTGCTGACATATCCTTCTTGCCATATTCTTTGAGTTCATCACATAACTTTTCTTTGATTTCATAAAGTTCTTTCATATTGCTATCCTCCTTCCTAAGCAACCCTGTTAATCACAAGGTTTGAATTTTGTACTGAAATTACAGGTGTAGGCGTTGTTGCCGGGTCATCCGTTGTAGCGTCCACATATCTGACACCTACTGAGAAGCAACAGCCTTTTGGTACAGTAATGATTGCTGTACTCGTTACATTCCCATAGATATCTACCGCAGACGGCTCAAAGATAGCCCTGCTAGTGAGTCTTGGTTCTCCGTTCACCGTGATTGCCACAGCAACCGGAGTTACAGCCCCACCTGTTGGGATAGCAATATTCCCATTGTATGTAATTTGATAACGTGCAAAACAGTTGTTGGTGCAACCTCTTAGAATAAAAACCCCGGTTTCATCTTCATGGTATACATAGCCTTTATTACATGGGATAGAAGCTGTGAACAGTACAGGGTTATCAAGAGATACATTCTGTACTTCATTTGCTAAATATTCAGCCATAGGTCACACCTCCCTTTAGAAGTTGTTACCGCATCCACATCCACAACCATTGTTGTTGCAAGTGAATATAGGTGTTCTTCCATATACAGGTGTGCTTGGTACAGGACAGTTAGACAGTCTGTTATAAAGCGCATCTACCTCATTGGCAAAGCCCTGAGATATGAATGCGTTCTGAGCTGTCTGAGAAGCCTGAAGGTTTGCCATTGTAAGCTGATTCTGAAGGTCAGCTATGCGGTCATTCTTAGCCTCAACCTGCGCCTTAACGCCATCTAATTCAAGCTGACAGAGCTTGTCGAGAATAGCCTGTGTATTAGCTGTCTGATTAGTAAGAAGGTCACGAGTATTGTTTGCGTCAGCAAAACGTGTCTGATTGCCCTCATTCTGAATGATGTTCTGAGTCTGACATGAGGCAAGTCTGTTCTCACAGCAACAATCTGCAAACTGCTGTGACAGCCCGAATATCTGATTCATGTTCGCCATCTGACGTGAGTTTGCTCCGATTTCAGCCTGTGCAAATCCATTGGAGATATTTGCATTGACGCCGGCGAAACCTCCGCAAAGTGCGTTCTGAACATCTCCGAAGCCTGTTGTTACACTGTTCTGTAACGAGCTGATAGCTGAGTTAGTGGCCGCATTCTGAAAGCCTCCGGTTGTAATTTCAGCCTGATTCATCCACGGATAAAGCATTGCGCCATCAGCCGCAAAGCCTCCAACGCCTCCACCGAAGCCTCCGAAGCCATTGCCCCATCCATTTCCGGCAATAAGAAGCAGGAGTATAATCCAACCCCAATCACCTCCAAAATTGCCCATACCATTGTTTCCACCATACATAGGTGTTACAGGCATTACCATTGAGTTATCATCTGTTAAAGCCATAGTCTTTTCTCCTTCCTTTAACTTTTTAAGGTCAGCGACATCTACAAACCCACTAAGGGCAGATGCCGGTGTATATTTAGCATTGCGCATTGCTATTTATTGAATAAGTTTCTATACATTTGATTCGCTTGATTTATCTGTTGCTGAGTGACTTTCCCGTTGTTTACAAGGTATTGAGCAACACTCTCCGGTGTATTACAGTTCTGAGGTATTCCGAACCTTTGAAGAATCTGCTGAGGGTTCTGTGATAATTGATTTATCATTTCGATTATGTTAGCCATCTGCCTCCACCTCCGGTTCAATGATTCCTTTTATCCTGTTAACTTCCTCTTGGAGCTTGTTTAAGTCTTGTTTAACCTTGTCTATTTCTGATGTATTTACACAAGCCTCAGCCGGTGCTGACTCTTCTTTCACGAGCTTAAAAACCTCAAATGTAGGCCTGTCGAGCTGTGAGAAACCCATTGTTTTTACATAAACATAAGGTGCGTATTCATCTATGAAGGTTACGCTGTTTCCATGAGCTACAGGATAATTCTGAGCCTCATTGACGTTTCTTACCGGGATAAACCCACCATTTTGTATCTGCTGAGGTTGCTGTTGTGGCATATTTTGATAATTGAAATATGGATAATTCATATAGGCCTCCTATTTTGTCCAATAAAATTGTGGGATTTCCTGCGAGCTGTCCCACGAGTCATACAGATTTCCGTTTATTACAGTAGCAACGTGTCCTCCGAACCCAAGCACATAGACTCCCACCGGGTTATCCAAACAAAACTCCTCTGCCGTATAACAATCCGGGCAAGTGCTCGGGATGTTTTGTCTATAGAATCCGTTCATGCGAAGCACCGAACCCCATACAGAATCCGATGAGGGCATATCAGCCATCCGGTATCCGTTGGTTGCCACTTCTTCATAGGCATCTTCCCATGTAATGTTTAGTGCCTTTGCTAGTGCTCTTACAGCACAGTCACCCACCGTTCTTTGGGCAGGGTTAGGGTTATAGTTGATATACATTGTATAATCTCCTTTATTCACTCCTATTCTTGTGGTATTATAAAGTTATTATCACGCTAATTTAGGAGGTTTTATTATGAAGGAAGTATGGAAAGATATACCAAATTATGAAGGAATGTACCAAGTGAGTAACAACGGAAGGGTGAAGAGCTTTCGCAAATCAACAAAGTTTCATTGTAAAAATGAATACTTTTTAAAACCGACTGTTATCAACTCGGGATATGGAGTAGTCACTTTGTACAAAGACTCTACCAGACGCAAATTTCTTGTTCATAGGTTAGTTGCTGAGGCTTTTCTTCCAAATCCAAACAATTATCCTCAAATCAATCACAAGGACGAAAACAAACTTAACAACAATGTTTGCAATTTAGAGTGGTGTTCTGTCGAGTATAATAATGCCTACGGAACAGCACGAATACGTTCTGTTGAAACAGTTAGCACGCCCGTTGAACAGATGACTTATGATGGAAAGCCGATAGCTATATATCGCTCAACCAAAATTGCATCTGAAATTCTCGGAATAAATAGAGGCACGTTGAAATCAGCCATCATAAAGCACTCCCAATGCAATGGATATTATTGGAGATATTCTTCTCATACTTTTTAATTCCTACATGAATAATTTTGCACTAAAAAAGAGCCATACACGAGCAAGTGAATGACTCAATTTCGTATATCTTTTGTACAGTTTTTATATAAAAAGCCGCCCACCCGGAAAATAATCCAAGCAAGCGGCTCCACAGGAGGTTATTACAAATGGCAGAACAGTTTGTCCTGACACTTATAAACTATGTTTTTAATTTGCTGAACTGATAGCCCGAATTCTTCGGCAAGTGGCTCGAATGTAACTCCATCGCAAAGTCTTCTTTTCATGATAGCTCTATGCTTTTCATTGAATATCCACGCATCTATCAAGTCTGCAATTTCTTCTGTTGATTTGTTGAAACTTTCAATGTCTATTCCTTTTATTTTCATCTTTTCTTTCTTCTACGGGTCCCTTTGCTCTTGCCCCGGCTTTTTGTTCGTGTCCGGGTTCTTGTTTTTGTTACTCTAATATGCGCCATTATTTATATCTCCATCATTTCCAATATAATTTGCGTTACCATCGGTGGCATCTAAGTCAACTGATGTAGAGTCCGTATCCGAATAATCATACTGACACCACTCGTATAGCCATATAGCATTACTAGCAAACATCAATATTATCGTTATAACAAGTGCTATTATCAGCCTTTTGGTATGTCTTTCGTATCTTGCCATCATACCTTCAAATGCAATATATGGTACATCTTTTTCCATTTCCCGAACTCCTTATCATTTTACATATACTGAATTTCCATTCTTACAGCATATCCATCCGCTTGGTATCCTCATCCAATATGTCTTTCCTAGGTCTTTCACCTCAAGACAAGTTACCCTTGTGCCATCCTTTAAAGCTCCGTTGTAAAAAGCGTGCTTCTTGCCATCCGGGGTGAGGTTTGCATATCCAACCAAAGCTCCGTTTGGAGTCCTTCTCACGTTGAGAGATGACTTGACTGATATTGTATAGTCCTTGCCAATAGTATATGGCTGTTTTACCACGCTATTTGCCAAATCCTGCGACTTTTTAGAAGCACTTGAGGATTTATCAGCCTTCGTCTCTTTTTTCGTTTCTGAGGCTTTCTGCGTGGTCTTTTTCTCATCATCATAAGGTGGTATTATATATCCTCGTATAAAAATACCATTGACAGTCACATCACGGTTGCCAATAGATTTATTTTTGTTGCCCTCTCTTACCATGATTTTATTCTTAGTTACAGATATAACAATTCCCACATGGTCAGCAACACCTTTGTTATCGCCTTTTCCAGAGTCCTGCCAATCATACATGATGATATCGCCAATCTTTGGTGTATATGAATCATCCTCTACCCATATGCCCTTTGCTTTGGCTTTTTCAATCATCTGTGGACAGGAACACTCGGATATGTCAGAATATCCGTTCATCAGAAATACTGCGGATACAGTAGTTGCACACCACGCATCTGTAGGCTTGACCTTATATCCTCTTGGAAGTGGTTTCTGTGCATTATAGACAGACAGTATCTTCTGATGTCCTTCTTCACCCTTAAGGTTATTTATGGTTGATACTATATCACTTCGCTTCATAGTCATCCTCCTTGTTTCCTGCATCAGCAAGTCCTTCTCCTATGATATAACCAATTACTGTTGCACCTGCCATTATCAGAGAAGCAACTTGAGTTCCAAGCTGTTCATCTTTCCATATAAACACAATCAACATTGTTACGAAAGATGCGACAGCCATCCAAAACTTTCGACTTGTTAGTTTTCTTTTCCAATTCATGTTTTATACCTCCTTGCTGAAATATTCTAATTCTTCTATTTTTCCTGTATCACACCACACATTATTGCTACCAAGAAGCGACTTAACTTGAGTAGGAGTAAGTTGGTAGGTTTGAGGTGTTGCACCGATATTAACCACTTGCGCTCCGATTGTAGGTGTAGTACCTACTGCATAAACGTCTCTATCAGATATCCATTCACCCTCAAGCGTTTCGCCATTGTAAGAAGCAT